TTGTCAAGCACATAAAATATGCTGTTTTGTCGAAGTCCTTGAAACATAGAAGTCGAATTTTACTTGTTATACAATACCCGTCATAAGTTGAAGGGTGTTAGTGTCTCTCTCGAACCAGAACTGAAACACACCAGTTCCGGCTACATCGGCAACGGTCAATGCCGCACCATTGAATTTGGTTACAGCCTGTGTCGTGCCGTTGGTCTCAAAGAGGATAGGCAGCGTAGTTGTCGTACCAGTCGGTATTGCCTGTTGCAGATTAACGAATATCGTTCCTCTGTAGTTAGCATTCACAAAGGCGTGGTTCTTAAAGGTGAACACCACGTTCTCAGCATTTACCTTTACACCAGTAGAGCCTATCGCTGCCGAACCTCTTCTGTTGACCCATGAAAAAGGATAGCCCCAAATCATAGTCTTGCCCTCCAATTATGCTTTAGTTCCAAAAACTCGCACCATTTACAGCGTTAAAACCGTACAAGCCCATCTGAGCTGCTACACAGTTCGGAACAGCCGTGAAGGGACTGTATGCTACTGTTGCCGTTTCGGGCAATTTACACTTGATACCTGCTACCTCTTGCTGCAAACCTGTCAGTACAGCATTGATAGGTGCTATAGCTTGACCTACAATCTGCGAAGTCATAGCAGAAGACTTGAAAGTGCTGTTTTCCTCACGCAGGGCATCGATCTTGTTCTGCATCTCACGCATCTCAGCTTGCTTCTGACCGTTTACGATGGTCTGAGTGCTGTCCTTGATAGCGTTGTGCAAGTCGCAAGTCTGACGCTGTGTCTCGTATGCAACATTAGAAAATCCACGCTCCTGACCGACAGCCACGTTGTTGATGGCGTTTGTCAAAGCACCTGTCTGCTGACACATTGCCAACTTTACATTACCATCCATAGCGGTGATGGCGTTGTTTGTCTTGCAGCAACACTCAGCCAACTGTGTAGCGATAGCGTTATTGCCCTGCATCAGAGCTGCGATAATCTGGTTGGTGTTCATTCCCATCTGACTGCCGATGTTGCATACTTGCTGACCCAAGCTGTTAATAGCAGCCATAACAGCGTCGCTCGAAGTGTTGAGGGCTGTAGCCAAACTCTGAACATCATAACCATTGCGCTGAACAGCTTGCATGATAACAGCTGTGTTAGCATCGTTGTTAATCATTGGCACAACTCCGCCCTGACCGTTAGGCATCATGCCGCCGCCAAAACCGCCGCCAAAGAAGTTACCTCTGCCCATGATAATAAAAAGGAGCAAGATTGCGAACAAATTATCTCCCCAACCATTGCTCTTACCGTTGCAGAGGGCAAACAAACTTGGGTCTATGCCCTGCTTTTGCATGAGCGCCGGAAGCATAGCAAGAATGCTATTAAGACCGCCACCGCCACCTGCGCCAGTGCCATTCTCACCGAACACATAAGTTTTACTCTCCATAATAACTGTTTTTTTCTGTTTTACTTAATAGATTTACTAACACTATTCTGTAACGTTACAGGCACAAAATTAGCGTGTTACGGCAAATAAAGCCATAACACGCTCACATTTTTTATTATTCTCTGAAATTCAGTTGTTTACGTTGATAATATATACTATCATTTCTTATGCTTTTTCCTTATAAATGGTAGTATATCCCATTTCTTCCACCATCTAACATGACCTCCTACGTCTTGCTGTCCGTTTGGAATATCACCTCTTTTTACCATTCTGTTGAGTGTAGCTTCACTGACACCAAGCTTACGTTGTACTTCTTCTTTAGACATCATAGGATTCATCAGATTCGGAAGATAGTCTTCGCATAATTCTTCTATATCTTCATCTGACATTCCGCAAGCTGTTACCTTCTCGCCATTCTTCTGTTGTTCCCATGCCTTCATACAGCTCTCATACAGAGATTTCAGAATGAGAGCCAAGGTGTAATAGTTGAATACTTTTCTTTTCATAGCCATTTTGCTTTAGAAGAAAATCCTTTTACCTATTCTTGTTCTTGTTAATAACCAATCTATTACCCAGTACAAGTAAAATACTCCTGTCATTACTATTACAGACATACATGACATTACCATTTCTTTAGTGGTATACCAAGACCAATAAGTGAGATGTATAGCATTTACACCGAAGTAATAAAAGAACGGAATCCTGTATACCCAACACAGCCAGAAGAATCTACTGAACAGTATGAGCACAAGTGGTAATACATACAGTAACACATATATAAATGCGTAGCTTGGCCAGTGTTCGGAATGCACGATAAACATTTCTCTCGGATTCTTTGAGAAATCCAACATGGCAAAACTATGCCACACCATTATACATATAGGTAGCCATTTAGTTATCCACTTGATGAATTTCAACAATCTTCTTGAATAGCTGTTACCACTCATTATTAACAGCGAGATAACCTCGCTCACGTCCATTCCGTCTAAAACAGAAAGGAGTGCCTTTTTCTTTTCTTCTGTCATAATCGTTTAGTCTAAAATCTGATATTGTGCAAATATAGCAAAAATTATCAGAATGCAGTTAATTTAACTGTTAATTTTTCAAATAGTTAATACATACTTGATTTAAGTGACAAAGTGTTACGTAAAAAAGGTTTATTATTACAATTTGAAAATTAAAGCCTTACCTATCCTCTACGGACGGGCAAGGCTTACCTGAAACAAATCTATTAACCTTAAATTAAAAAACTAATAACTAAAGCCATTAACCATATCTAATAATCCAAACAATTTCCTTTTATTCTTTCTTCCCGCTGCTCTTCAGCCTTCCTCTCGCATATCTATATCTGAGAGTCAGCAGAACCACAGCGCCTATTATTATGACAGCGATGCAGGACGCGATGGGCTTCTCGATGTTCCTCTCCCACCAGTTCAGCTTTCTCTCCACCGGCACAGGCACGTCATTGTTTTTTCTGCCAATGTTCGCCAGCGAGTCCACCATCGCCTTGTACATCTCTAAGCTGTCCTTCATTAGCGTGTTCAGCGAGTTCTCCACGTACCTGTCCCTCCAGTGCCAAGCCTCCGTCTTCTTCACGTTTCCGTCTTCGTCCACGGTCGTAGCCGTCGAGTCCCTGTTCACTGTCTTGTCCGTCTTCGTCCTCTCCACGTATCTCAGCACTATGCGGTCCCGGTACACAGTGTCCTTCACCACCTTCGTCACCCTCACGCTGTCCGTTCTTGTCAGCACCGCGGGCTTCTTCGCGCCGCAGCCGGCCAGCATACTGACCATCAGGCAGAGCAACATCCCCCACAGTGCTCCTACAAATTTACTATATAATTCGTCCATCATAACCGCTTCTCCTTAAAACTTCATCCTTCTTCACTCTTTTTTCATCGCCTCCTCCACAGCCTCGCCGATGTCCTCGTCTTTCTTCTTCATCAGCGCTATAATGAAGCGCTTTATAGAGAATCTGTTCTTCACGCCGTGCAGCTCACACACATGCCCGACGATTGAGTCCACCTCCCATACACACCCAAAGCCAAGACCTACCGCCGCCGTCACCACATGATTCGTCCATCCCAACGGCTCGAAGATAGCCAGACCGAGCACCGAACCTAATATAAGGTAGGTGATATAGTCCACCGCCTTGTTGCAAGTTCTTCTGCCCGCTCTTGAAAAGCGGAAATGCTCATGTTTATGCAGACTCTCGCTCACGCCGAACCAGAAGTCCGCCACTATCAGCACCACTATCAGCACCAACATCCATCTCAGATCGAAGAGCGCAGACAGCGCCTCCCCTCCCATTGTCCCCAAAACGACGGCCTTACCCGTACTTGTAGTCAAGTTATTAACCATCCAATCAATCTTTTTTTATACTAACAAAAATAACACAAAAATCCCAAACAAAAGAATAATCCTTCCTAAAAACCAAGAAGCTCAGCAGCTCAGTCCAGCCTCCTTCATCGCCTTTCTCACCGTCCCGAACATCTTCCCCATCGTCTCCACGTAGTTCGGAGCCGTCGCATACTTCTTCCGACCCTCCTGTATCTTCTTCACGTAGTTCTCAGGACTCATACGGTACGCCCATGCTTCAGGCCACGATTTCTTCAGCACAGCGGCATGGTCTCTCAGCGCCTCGCCCAAAGTAGTGTAGTTTCTGAACAGCCGCTTGCAAGTATACTTATACAGACCCTTGCCAGCCACATACTCTATCTTCACCACCTTCTCCGGAGCCGTAAACCTCACCGTCTTCGTTTTGAAGTACTCATGCGTAGTGACAAGCAGGCATTTCTCCACAGGCCATCCACCTCTCGTTATACCAAATACATTATACTTGCCGATGGCGCTCTTGCCCCATCCGCTCTCCAGTGCCGCCTGAGCAATGATAAACACGGGCGAAATGTCCGCATTATAAGCCGCAGGAGCCATCCATTTACAAAATTCCTTAGGTTTCATCTTCTTATTTATTATTTGTCAGTTATTGTTTCTTATTTGCGCCCATTATGCAGCGGCACAGATAGGCTTAGAAAGGCTCAGTGAGGCTCAGAGTAAGGCGCCAGCCCCTAGAACAGCCTATCCCCGCTAGAACAGCCTATCTCACCATAGCCCCCAGTCCTATCACAGCCCCATACCTCACCAAGTCCCACCATTCCAGCCTCTCCAGCCTGTAGTGCCTCCACTGCCACACCTCTCTCGCCACCATCGCGGGCAATGCCCACAGCCCGATGACAAGCGAAGCGAGCAGCCAACAGACGCACCCTATAAGGTCACGCCTGTTGAAAATCATCAGCTTCTTCATCCCATTATACGTTTAAGGGCTATTATCGCCGCCACACAGCTTATCGCACACACCTCGCACCAGAACAGCCAGCAGCGTCGGTCTGTCACGGCAGCCACCGTAGCAGCCACGCCGTACACAGCCACCACGGCGGGCATCGTCGCCATTCCCCACATCACACTCGCCAAAGCCGAGACGATAGCTCCCGCCTTATGCACAGCTCTGTCGCCCTCCTCGAGGTATGCAGGAGCCGTGCCCACAAAAGCCAGTCCCGCACACGTAAGAAAAGCCGCCGCGTCGAAGTCTCCCATATCAAGCATCGTAGGGAGAAACGTGAAAGCCATCGCCACAAGCAGGAGAGGCATCAGCCAGTTACGCCCCATCCCGTAATAAATCTCACTCACCATCGTCGGTCTGCCCTTCACCACCGCGTAATACATTGCCGTTACAATGAAGAGCACGTACATTATCAATGCCATTGCCATCATACGCCTACACCTCCATCTTTAGCTGTTCGGGATAGCCCTTCTTGTAGTCGTAGGCAAGCACCTCCTCCAAGGTCTGCATCTTCTCCACAGCCGCCTTGTGCTGCGCCGTCACGTTGTAACAGTCCTTAGCATACGCCTCGATATGGCTTATGATATTCTGCGCTTGCTCAATGCTCAAGTTATAGCATTGCTTGCCCAACCATAGCGTAGTGTCCGTGCGACCGATACGCTGCAAACGCTCGTTGCCTTGGTACACACGGTCACGAAGCTCAAAGTCCAACCACACCCTCTGCCCGTTAAGGTAAAAGCCGTTCACCTCCGCCGACTGGTCGTAGGCGTCGATTTCCAACAGCATCTGAGCCTTCGCCGTCTCCAGCGCGTCCATGCCGCCCATTGCCTTTGCCAGCTCCAGGCGCACCCATTTCACGAAGGTCTTATATTCCTTCACTTCCGCGTCGTCGCTGCCGTCCGCCATCTTCATAGCCATGTCGGCGTTATAGCGTGAGAGGTCGGCTTCGTCACGCAGACCGAATGCCGTCTGCACCGCTGCGTTAACGGCACGTTCCTCGCTGAACGGCTTCAGGCAGCGCACCGCATAGCCCACCTTCACTCTCTCTGTCTCCGATACGCCCGACTCCGGATTTCCCGACATCGAAGGACGCTCCTCATCACGGATGTCAAGATACACTGTCACCGCATTGCCCTCGTCGAGCATGCTGCCACGTACTAAACCTTCGGTAGGCAGCTCAATGTAATTTTTTGCTATCATATCATTTTTTTTAATGGTTATCCTTATGCAGTCGCTGCCGGAACGACAAGCTGCGCTACGTGCATTACACCCTCGGACGCTTCCATCTGCGCCACGTAGTCCTCAAGATACATCATCATGTTAGTCGATCCCTTGAAGATGTAGCCGCAGGAATTCTCTATCTCCGCCTCCTCGATAGGCAGTATCGCACGCTTGCCGCCGAATGCCTTCTCGCACAGACTCAGATACCGGTACAGTCCGGAAAGGTCGCCGTGCATCTCACGCACCACCTTCTTGCCAGTCGGCATTCCGTCCTGGCCGATCTCGTCCATACACATCAGCAGTTTTATCCAGTTGTTCTCCCCACGTGTGTTCTGGCGTATCTCGTAGTCCAGAACGTCCATCACCACGCCCACCATGTCCTTCGGGAATACCTGTTTCGCATCCATCTTTCTGTCGATGCGCACCTTGCTCGTCAAATCTGATAATTTCATGTTTTTCTCCTGTATTGAGTTTATCAAGTTAAACGTGTCTGCTCCCTTAAGCTGTCCGAAGTAGCATGGCCAGTTCTGTGGAGTCGCTGCCTTGGCAGACTCTGCCGTACTCTTGCGGACGGTGGCAAAGCCCTTACCGTGGTCGGCATGGCTCTTGCCTTCCGTGCGATGATACACCGTACCGCAGAAGTCCACTGCCTCACCGCGTATCGGCAGTACACGGCTGTCCCAGCGGTTCGCCCTTATGCCCATGCCGTACCACCATCTCTGCTTCACCCTCCACAATGCTGCGTGAGCCTCCTGCTTGCTGTTCGTGCCTATGAGGATGTTGTCTGCATAGCGCACGTAGAACGGATAGCTGGCCGACATCGCAAGGTCGAAGCCGAGCATGATGATGTGGTGTGCAAGCGGGCTTACCGGAGTGCCGATGGGAAGTCTGCCGTCCACCATCGTCACATTGCAGGCATAATCGACGAGCCACCCTCTCACGCCCATCTCCTTAATTGCCCTGCGGAACGTCTTTGTCCTGACGTGTTCGTAGCAGTGACGCTGGTCAGCGAGGGCGATGTAATTCACGTCCCTCTGGTCGTAGAAGAGATGTTTTACGCGATGGCACACCGAGAGGCGCAGTGTTTTCGAGTTCAGGCCACACCCCGTCTTGCAGTTCAGAGCAGCCTTGTTGTCAAGGGCTTCATAGAGTGTATTCGCCCTGTTTATAAACACATACTGAAGTATGCGAGTCACGAGAGTAGGAGAGTCTATATGCCGCACCTTGCCGTTCTTGTTCCTCTTCACAAGTTGGCGGTACGATATATGCTCAACGTATGTGTCATCTTGAATCATGGCGAGGACGAGAGCGACGTTCTCCTCCCAGTCTCGGCAGAACTCCGTCACAGTCGCCTTATTGAGGTGGTCTCTTACGGCGTCATGTGCCGCCTGTTCCACCTCTTGCCACGTAACATCTTTTTCTTTATATGTCATGTTTGTTGTTGTTTTCAAGCCTTTTGAGCCAGCAGTGACACTCTGCGCCACTGCTCCACGCCGACACCCGATGCCGTACAAATGACAATGGGCAACGCCGCTTCGTCTTGTGTGTTAATTCGCCACTCCGGGGCATGATAAAGACACATATTCGGTTTATATTTTATATATGTATATTAAGATTAATCCTTTTCTTGGGCTTGAGCCGAACCGCCATACGACCAAGTCGCATTCGTGCACGCATTATTCGCATTCACATAACGCGCAGCGCAATTGCCGTTATTGGCATTGCCGCCGAAGCGCACGGCTGGTGTCTTTAACATTCTTGCAACCTCACTCTCGTATTTCAGGGGACAAGTCCCGATGCTTGTCTTGTCACAAGGCGCGAGGATTTTCATTTTTATTGTTCGCCCGTCATCCCTTGACGGGACGGCGGGGAGATATGTCTTGCCGCTTGTCCGCTGCTTGTACAGACGGTTGCGCCGTCTTTTTTCCGCTTGCAGCGGGGCTGCGCCTAGCTGCGCTTGCTGAAAAGGCATTGAGCCGAACCGCCATACGACCAATGCGCACACGTGCACGCAGTATGCGCAATCACAAAACGCGCAGCGCAAGCGCCGTTAGTGGCAGTGCCGCCGACGCGCACGGCTACACGGATGCGGAGGTCCGGCTGTTTTGAGTACCAGTTGCTGTTCTCGCTGTACGCACAAACACCAGTTGTGCGGCCTACGCCGCCTGTCTTGATAACGCAGGAAGGAGCATAGCGTTGCTTCATATACCCAGACGTTATCTTTTCAATGTGAGCTACATGGTCGTAAGCGTTCTCAAAAACGAATGCCCCCAAGTTAGGTTTCTGATACGTCTTGTCGCTGTGCCACTGGCGCTGATCGGTCATCAGATAAACGTCCATGTCGTTCACGCCGTTCTGTCCTTTGGTTTCGGTACAATGGTTTGTCGCCACCATCTCACAGCCGCCTCCGCGATAATGGAAGATGTCGCCCGCCGTGCTCACTCCGTCCATGACACCCTGTCTCAGAATCGCCTCGATTGTATAGGTTTGAGGATTGCCGTTAGCGTCAAAACCCTGCCACGTGTCGGTTTTCTTACAGTACACACGGGCGTTCATATATCCGTCAACAAGCCCCTTTGCCTTAGGAGGTGTGACATACCAGTAAGTTTTCCCGTAAAATTCAAATTCCGTGTTCTCTGCTATGCCAGCCTCTGCGGCGAACGAAAGAGCCATTTGCGCCTCGTTGGTACGCCATTTCGGAGCTTCCTTGTTAAGCCATGCGGACATATGATTGCCAATAGTTGTGCCGTTCACGTCCTTGTATATCCAGTTAGGAGTAGTGCTCCAACTGAGATATTTCCATTCCCCGTCGCCCGTCTTGATGCGCACGCCACCATATTTGGCCCACGTTGCCTCGTTGTTACACTGGTCTGAAGAGGACGTGCCGGACGAAAAGAGATTGTCAGGGTCATTAATATAGTTCGTACCGTAAAGCAGTTCGTGAGAGCATACGAAGGTGTTATAGGCGTGATACCCAGCCTCCACAAACGGATATGTCTTCGTCTTGTCGAAGTTGTTGTTTCTTGCATAATCCATACTCGTTAGCTGCTGTACGTCAGTCACGCGGGGATAAGCGCCGTTCTCTGCAAACATAGAACCTCCATTCGCTCCCATGCTACCTTTTGTATTGTCGTCCCCTGGGTTATAAAGATAGAAGAACGAACGAAACTTCACCTTGCCGTCAGTATCCATGATGCTTGTATCGCAGCAGGGAGAGATGAGCGTAGGATCGAGCTTGCGAGGCTTCATGCCCTTATATTCGCGGTAGCTCTTGAAGATGCCGCGGTAGAGTGTGTCTGGTTCCGATGCGGGATAGTCGTCGAGGAGGTAGTTCACCGCAGGGTCACCGACCTTGATGCTGTACTGTTTGGATGTCGTCTCCCAAGGACGCAGGATGCGCACCGCATTGCCTTCCGCATTATATAGTTTCTGCGTCATGCCGTACTGGTTGTAGAAGCGTTCAGCGTCAAACGCGCCGGCATCGCAATATTTCTGAGTATGCTCGGCATCGAGATAAAGCTCCACGTCGCACTCTGCCTTCATCTCCTCAGTGATGCCGATGGCGGGAGCGAAGCTGTTGTCTGCGAAGCGCAGCCAGTTGTTGCGTTTCAGCTCGTCGGCGGGCATCACCTCCACGCCCTCCTTTGCGTCATCGTGATTGATGAGGAAGGGACGATACATGTCCTGGAGCATCTGCTTGCCAGTGTTGGTAATCGCCTCGACGATGTCCGGAGACAGCTTTGTGGTGTCCTGACTGCCTATGTAGTAGCTGTCCACCGTTCCGCCCATATCGCCCACTGCCTGTTCCAGGGAAGAGAGGCGTGCTGCGTGTGTAGCGTCAGTTTCTTCCAGCTCCGTCAGCTTCTTCACAGTCGCAGCATTCTCGGCAAGCGACAGCGAAGTCTCCGCACCTGTTCTGTCCGTCACCTTCAGCACGTTATCGGCTGTGATAGTGGCGTTCACCTTCTCCGCTCCCGCAGCAGCAGCGTTCGCAGCCGTTGTAGCTGTATCCGCATTTGTCTTTGCCGTGTTAGCAGCGGATGCGGCAGTGTTCGCAGCCTCCGTTGCCTTGTCAGCGTTCGTCTTCGCCGTGTTTGCCGCTCCTGCTGCGTCCGTAGCGCTCTTTGCAGCAGCGTTAGCGGAAGCCGTAGCTTTTTCAGCAGCCGCCTTAAAGTCAGCAATGTCCATGAACTTGTCCCAATACGCCGTGTCCGTCAGCGGATGGCCCACGCACGTCATCGTTGCCGGGTCCACCTTCTTGCAAGCGTAGATGGTCACGCCGCCCAGCACGATGTAATCATGCAGACGATAGGCTTGCGTAGCGCTGTACGCCTCACCAGCCTTGGTGAATACCACCTTCACCCTTGTTTCTGTCTTTGCCATAATCTGTTTTGTTTTTTTATTGTTGCTTTTTTCATTTAGTTATCACCAGACAGCCGTCCGTAGGGTCAAAGCTCACGTCAAAGTCAGCCACTTTCTTGGTCTGACTCTTCCAGTCTTCCTCCGAACCCTCATAGCCGTTTTCCTTCGCCACCTCATAGGCGCTCTTGCCACGGAACGACCGTCCCTCGATGCGGAAGCACGTCTTGCCTCCTTTCCCGTCATCACGGATAAGCAGCAGCGTGTCACCGTCCTTCAGCTCGGCAGCCTCCGTCAGCGCCACTACGTTTATCATGTTGTTGTCTGCCATAAGCCCTTACTCCTCCTTTCCGGTTGTTATCACGATTGAGTAAGTATCAGCTTCATATCTCACGCTTACCTGTGCGTCCTTCACAGCCTGCTGGCAATCTTTTACAGCCTTGTCCGTCGCCGCCTTGTTCTCTGTAGCTGCCTGTTCACGTTTTATCTCAGCGACTTTGCGTCCGTCCTCGGCAGACAAGCGCAAAGTCTCGGCTGCGATACGGTCGTTCTCTGCACCCACTCTCACTGTCTCATGCAAGACGCGGACATTCTCTGCTTCCGTCCTTCCTCCCTCCTTCCTTACCCTGTCAGCCTCATTGGTGTTGCGGGTGCTCTCGGCTGTCTTTCTCGACTCCTCGTTGCTTACCCTCTGCTTCTCGTTCAGACTGCGCTGGCGCTCATTGTCCGAACGGGTCGTTTCAGATTCCATGCGGACGTTCTCGGCTTCGATGCGTCTGCTTTCGTTGCTGACACGTGTCTTTTCGTTCTCAGTACGCACATCTTCTGCCTTGATACGGACATCCTCGGCTGTCTGCACCTCATTGTTGATACGGTCTGCTTCGTCTGCACTGGCATTGGCTCTGTCAGCCGCCTTGTCAGCCTTTACCGCTCCGTCGTAAGCCGTCTGACCGTCCACGATGCGCTGCCACCATTCGTCATCACCTACAGGCTCATGTCCTACATTGCCATCCTTTCGGCTTGCATAGGTGCAGTTCTTGTAGGTTACGACAGCCAGCCTCTTATAGGTGGTATCAGGGTTGTAAGCGCCCTTCGGCACAAAACCCACCCTTCCTAAATTTACCTTTTCGTTCATAATGCTCTTGTTTTTTAAATGTTGTTGTTCAGATTTATCAGAAGCTCCCCTTCATCGTTGAGTTCAAAGCGCTTGTCCGACCCGTCAGTGATGGTCACCTCCAGCTCTGCATCCTCGTTCACGTCAAGCGTAGGATAGTCGATGGTTCCTCGGCTGTAGATGTCGGTACGCACATACTCGTTTGTCTCCTCGTTCCATTTCATCCAGTAGCCGTCCTCGCCGATGATGTTAGGATGGTCAGCCTGTGTCTTCGCCCTATCCGCTTGCGCTTTTGCGTTCTCGGCGGCTTTGTCCGCATTGCCTACGGCCGTAGCCACATCGCCTAACGCCTTCTCAGTGCGCTTTTCCACGTCAGTGATGGTAGCCTCTGCACGTTTCAGCGTTTCGCCCACATCAGTGATAAGTCCCGACAGGTCTGCTTCAGGAGCCAGCACCACCATCGCCGTGTCCATCTCCACCGAGTCCTCACCCTCCTGCGGTTCGAACACCGTGTCGCCCGCAGCGTTGTTGTCCACGATGCCGAACTGCTCGTATTCGTTGCTTCGCCAGTCGTTGCCGAACAGCTTTCCCTTCACCTCCAAGGCATACACGCCACAGGCAAGCTGGTCGCCCTCCACACGTGCGTTCAGCACATTGTCCTCCTTCACGTCGATGGTGTATGACAGCGATACGCGACGATAGCTGTTTACGACATTCACCGCCACGTCCGTGCAGCCCGGCAGCGGAAAGGCGAAGCTCTCCCCGTTCACCATCTTCCGCACCGGAATCCTCAGCGTAAAATCATTGCCTCTAACAATCTTCTTCATTTTCCAGCTTATTATTTATTGTTTATTATTTATTATTTAGCAGTTCCTTAAAGAGGCCCAGAAAGGCCCAGTGAGGCCCGTCTTCCCATCCTATGGCAGCGCCTTTCTTACCACTCTCTCCCAATAGATCATCTCATACTCGGTCTCTTCCAAGTTACTGCCCACGTTCTTTACTTTGCATGTCAGATATGCTATGTAGCCGTTCTTGAGTATGTATGGAGTGCTAATTGCATCGCCATTGTTCGGAGTCGTTCTTGACGTTCCGTAGAGCACGATGCCCTGCTCGTTTTCGCAGCGGATGATGATGGTGTTGCCCACCACCTCACGTGCCCGCTCGTAGCGTCCGTCCGTGTATGGATTTGCGAGAGAATACGCTGTAGGGAGCACACATTGCAGATACATTTCCTCACCGTCGCTCGCAATTGGAGTCGACCGTATGACAAAATTCGAGCCTATCCTGTCCCATATAGGTTTGTACGCATCGTCTATGACGGAATACGTGTCCTTCTCAAAGTATTCCAAAAAGTTGTCCTTCGTGATGATACGCTTCTGATTGCGGACAAGACCGTCGAAATAGCCGTTCGTCGCATAAACCGAACCCGCAAAGAATCCGTCCTCCGTTATCCTCGCCGTCACGTTTCCGCTGTTGTCCTGCACCTCAAACGTGTCCGCCGTAGCCTTGATGATGCCGTTCTTGATGTCAAAACCCGTCGCTTGCATCACTTCTTCTATTGTCGTATCGTCAGGCGACAGACTCCAGCCCTGATATTCCTCCCCTTCCTCAAGCATCGGACGGCATAGGTCGATGCCGCCGTTGTTTCTCACTGCCGCCTCTATAATCAATCTCAGACATCCTGCCGGTACGTCCACTGTCACCTTATACAGCGTCCAGACGTGCAGCGTCTGCGAATCGGGGAAGACCACCCGTGTCACTTCCTGCCCCGTCACGTGGTTGTTGTAAGTTCGGATAGAAACATAGCTGCCGTTGTCAGGCTTCGCCGTCATTCTCATCCAGATGCTAAAGGTATATTTTGTTTCCGGCTTCACACGGACATCCTTAAAGTACAGACCTGTCCACGTTGTCGTCGTAGCGCCTATGGACAGACATTGCGCGTAGTTTGTTCCGCCGACACCGCCTGGCATTATCCTCACCCTTTTCGTGTCGTTGATGGGCGTTATGCTGTCATACTCCCTCAGCGCCGAACCCACGATGCAGTTACGTGCCATGTTCACCGTCTCCTCCGTCACCTTCAGCGATATTTCACGGGCCGTCTGCTCAATCGTTGATGTGTATTTCGTCAGCTCGCCCTGCGTCTTGATAGGGATTCCGTTTACGTCCGTCTCCACCTTCCCTACGCGTTTGGTCACTTCCGTGTAATCTGACCGCAGTTTCTTGTTATCAGCCGCTATCTGCCCCGTAAACTTCGCCACGTTCACCAAAAAGGGTATCTGCTGAGAGTATAGCGTACTTCCGATTGCCATATACACGATGACATATCCGCTCGTCACACTCACGCCGAGCGTGCTGTCTTTGTATATCGAAGCTCCCGATATCGTCACGTCTATGCCGTCAGTCTGCTTTGTAAGCGTCGGCTTTCCGCATCCCACATTGCTGTTGCTCGGAAAGAGGTTGCCCACCTCCGATGTGATGTTCTTCCCGGAACGCATCACTTGTATGGTGGCAGTCTTGCTGACACTTGCCGATACCACGCCGTTCTCGTCTGTATCAAACACAAGAGGAGCGTTCTTGACGATAAACTCCACCGCGTCCTTGCCGTTTGCTCCGGGGTCTCCCTTGTCGCCGTCCTTGCCCTTGTAGGCTATGGCGTATGACACCGTCGTATGCTCTCCCTCCGAATCCTTGTAGGTCACTGTTGTCCTCGTCCAGAGATAGGGCTTCGCGTCGGTGGCGGCGATGATGGCTGACTGCCATTCCGTAGGTGTCACCGTAGCGCTGTCAGATATGGCGTACGTCACGCTCATGTCCGATATCACCACACCCTCTCCCTTCACGCTGCCGATGTCAAGCCAGTAGGTTCCAGTATTTGTCCAGAGTATTTCGCCTATCTTATACGAGTCGCCGTCGTTTGAGTCACACACGATATACTTGCCGTTCTTCCACTGCACCACGCAAGGCTTCTTTCCGCCGCCTTCCATACCCGTTGTGTCGTCCACAAGATACAGACCGCCGTCCGTAGGCGTTATCTGCTGTAGCTCCGCGTATGTCTTGGCATGTGCAAGAGCGTAGCCGAGCACCTTAAAGCTTGTGCCCGTATCGCCCTTCGCGCCGTCGGAAAGAATCGGAAGTGTCAGCGTTACGGTGGTGTTGTCCGCCTTGACAGTTGCCCGTACCGTCACCGAAGCGAGGAGGTAGAAGCTTACGCCGATGTCAGACAGGCGGTTTATCGCCACGCCGCTCTTGCTTGCGCCGTCCGTGGTAGTGTAGTCTGCCGTCAGCAAATATCCGTCCTTCATCGTTTCCGACACGTTGCCCGTGCGCTTTGTCAGCGTGAAGGTAATGTCGTTCGGTGTCGCCGTCTGCGAGTTCGGCTTGCGGATGATGTATTCCGAAGACGGCACAAGGTCGTATGTCACCGTCACAGGGTCGATGATATTGTCGGGGTTGTCATCGGTGAAGAACTTGAAGTTCTTGGCATTCTTGAGTACAAGAAGAGGAGAGTCTAATGAGGTCAGCGTCTTCCATTGGTACGGATTCACCGTGTCTCCAGTCTTGTAAGGCGCACCCATGGCATGATACATTGACAATGCCGGAGCATTCCCGTTGTCGCTTCCGTCCTCCGTCGAAGTCGTCAGCTTTATGAGGTTGCCGAAGCGGTTCCACTGTATCTGGTCTCCAGCCTGTACAATCACGTCGTAGGGCTGCGGCACGTCAGGTTCTTCTCCGTCCTCGGCTGGCTCGTAGCCGAAGAAAATGCGGTTTGCTATGACGTTGTTGCCGTCGTCAGTAGTCTTGCCCTCCTGCTCCTCGAACACCGCCGCCAAGCTCTGCTTCTCGCCCGTTGTGGTCACCTGTACCATCACGTCGCCGAACACTAACGCCTTGCCGTCAGCGCCTATCACCTTTTGCGATGTCACCGGCACACAAGCCTCGCTGCCCATGAACGTCCTCTTGTTTGACAGTATCACGTAGTCATACAGCTTGCCGTCCTCTAACGTCTCCTGACCCACGCCCACCACAAGACGCCAGTAATATCTGTTAGCAAGATTTTCTGATTCTCCTGCCTTCACGTTAAAGGTCTGGCACAGTGCCATCATGCCCACGTGCCACCAGTTAGCCGTTCGTGTCGTGCCGTCATCAGCAGCAGCATAGCATTTGTAGCCGATACCCACTCCTGCATCATCCAGTACGTGAGCCACCTTCATTATCGTGCTGCCAGCGTTTGAGAAGAGCGTAGTGCCGCCCGAATAGCTCACCTTTCTCACCTCCGCGCTTGCCGCAAAGAATTTCGTCCTTGTCGTCAGGTAGTCAATGTAGAGGTGACTCTTGCCGTCCTTGCCCATATAGAGGTCAAAGCCCTTGCCGCCAACAATGGTTCGGTCCGCGTCCGTAGCTTCAGCGTTGCGCACGCTCTCCACCACACAGCTGCTCAGCGTAGCAGCTCCCTCGCCCGTCACGCCATACCCGTCCTCCGTCCTGCCGACGGTAAGACCGCGAAGGAAGCGGATAACCTCCTGCGCTGTGTCGGGGTTTTTCTTGGAAAGAAAATACCGTAAGCCATATTTGGCCACAATATCATTTATTTGTGCTACAGTATATCCATTACTTGTATTATTTCCACTCGTAATAATTGATTGCACATCCTCTTTTAGCTGTGTTATTGTGCCTTTTATTGTCTGATTACCAATTGTAATTTCCTGAATAAAATCAAAATCAATGTTAGTTGATAATTTTAATATTCGCGTGTTGAGTTTGTACCCTTGTCCGTCATTATACATTACGTTTTGTCCAATTTGCAGGTGTGGATTTTTACGCTCAAAAACCTGTGGGTAGGATTTGAATGTATAATTATTCAAATCGGACATTAATCGTATTATCTCTGCTTTTGCTTTGTTTAATAACCTTGTTTGCGCATCTGTTTTATACACGTCAGACATAGCTATATTATACAATACAGTGATGTTACACTTTAACGACGGCAATGATTCTCCATGCGGAACAAGTTGCTCGTCGGCATTCGTTGGTACAATGACATTGTTATCTTGTTGATAAATAATTTCGTAATCTCCTGCAAGAATGTTGAATTTAGTTGTTGACACATCATCGGATTCATGGCTGGATGAACTGTTTTTATGATAATTAAGTTCAAAACCTACGTATTCTCCATTAGTTCCACGTCCAGCCAAAGGTGTAGACAAAGCATTTGCATTTAAATTTGGCTCAAACGAGCATGACAGATTTTTTTCGGCAATAATCAAATCATCGGTAACTTCAAAGTCATACCAATAATGCGTTGTACCGTTGTCGTTGGTGGTATTTACAGGTGTCTTGTCATTAACTTTTTCCGTTGTACAATAAGCAAGTCGCATATACCATACGGTAAAAGTTTTGTATGTTGCGACAGAACCGTCTGCATTGCGTGTAAGCGGTATCTTCTGGTTTGTTGTACTGTCTAATACATATTTCTTTCGTCCTCGTACATTATACACGTATGTATCCAAAGAAGGGAAAACGTCAGAAAAATTCAGCACCTTGGTGAATAAAGGTTCTATTTGTTTGTCTTGTCTGAGGTCTATCGTTGAGAAATTATCTATGCTGTAGTTGTAGTTTTTGCCGTCAACATCAATAGATCCATTTCCTGCTTCTAATTGCAGACGTATATCACTGGACGAGATGTTTTCTCCTTTACTGTTTGTTTGTGTTATATTGCGAGTGCCGCCAAAAACTGTGAAAGCATTATAATAATTCTCTCTGCTCTCAGATATTGACGGTACACCAACATTTTCCCCAACCACTAAATTTAATGGCGTATCACCAATCACAACTTTGCCAAAATATATAATTTCGTTGTCGTAATCAATATGATATTCACAGTTTTCACCCACAGCATTGGCAATAGATGTTAATGCCGACAAAACGTCATTGTCTGTAAAAGACACATTTATTGCATTTGGCAATGTATTTGTTGTCTGAGCTTTCCATCCGCAATTACCAAATTTAATGTCGTTATTAAGAAAATCACATATTTTCCCCATTAACGTAGTCAGCACACCTATAAAGCTCCAGTTCGTTTGCTTTATAACCTCATTTTGAGAGTTTTTAATCGTTGTATAGAATGGAATTTTACTTAACGCTATTTTAGGGTGCTGAAATTCAGGCGTGTACTTCCACGACATTTCGCTTGATTGTGTTGGCCCGTATGGCTCAAGCAAAAAAAACTGACGAGTAACTGTGCGTACATCGTCAATGTAATATGTGTATTCGATGTATGCGCCAACAGGTAATACAACTTTGACGGCAGCATTAAACGAAAGAGAAATGTAATCAGATTTTGACAATTCCTCTTCTCGTTTTGCTTCTTTTGTTACAGGCACTTGCATCAGCACACTGCCGTCTATGTTGTATATATTAATCATAACGTTTCTCTATCGTTTGGGTTGTTTTCTGTTAATCTGAGTGTAAAGTTACCTTTTTTCAATCCATAGTCTCCATATTCGGAACATTGTGTGTAAACAACTTTGAAGACACGTTTTAGACATGGTACTTTTAGACAAATCTCCCCATTATAGGCTATCTTGGATAAGAACTTTTCATATTTTTCGAGATAGTCACTTTCTGTTGTGCCCTCAAGAAGAAAAGAAATACTCACATCGCGTTTGTCTTTCTTTGCATACTTTGCAGATGCGATAATTGCCGTGCCATGTTCTAAGCGACTGTCATTTGTTACATAACTTTTCACTGGAGCAGGGGTTAGCAAGGCTTCTCGCCAACCTCTTGTAAGAGTCACCCCAAATGTATCAATGTCGACATAAGCATCATCTTGCTCGTTGACTAATTTAATAAAAGCTTGATTTCTCATGTTAATACCTGTCTTTCATAATTTTATACATACTTGCAATGTCTTCGCGAATAAGGATTATAGGAGCAGTGTTTTTTACTATCTGCTGCAACTGTCCAAGTCCTTCATGTTGAATATCTCTCATTTCGGACATGTTCGTTGCCACTGTTTCCGCATAGTTGCGCATAACGCTTATGTCAACACTTATTTGTGTACGTGTTGCGTTACCCAGCTCAACGGCACTTTGTATAGCATAACCAATACCAACAAGACTACTTGCTTGGTCTGCTGTAATTGCTTCAATTCCCTTAGCTGTTGCCGTCTGCTGCGATTGTGAGGCGTAGCCCGTAATCTGTGCCCAATAATCTCTTTCTTCAATGCCTTTCTGAACTATCTTGTCATATTCTTCCTTAAATTTATTAATATCGTCTTCTGAGAGCTGTCCTTCTTGCATCTTCTTTCCCCATTTCTCATACAATCCTTTAAGGTCTGTATTAATCAAGTTTTCCAGACCATATCGTAGAACCGCTTTTTGCATCATTTCAGCAAAGTTTTCGGAAAAATCCTCTGCTGTGCTTTGCATATCCATAAGCTTTGAGATAAAGTCGTCCCTCATGGAAGAAAAAGATATTTGTGTCAAGCTCTCGTTTATGCGGTCTGTGAGGTCTTGCAATTTATCGGCTTGGTCGATATAATCATCCAACTTTTTAGCAAGTCTGTCTCCATAACCTCCCTTGCCAGTGTCTTTGATTTTTTCCCAGATGTCAATCGCACCACCACGAAGCTTCTTCATTTCCTCGGGTGTTAAGTCCCATAGATTGCCGCTAAATTCCTTATTGCCTGTAATCTTTTTTATTCGTTCTATCTCGTCATCTGAAAAACCCTTCCAATAATAATTCCAAGAGTGATGAGCACCGTGATAGCCAGCTTGCTCTTGTGCTATCTTCTTGTAATTCTCGTTTTGCTCTTCTTGAAGTTTATAAGCTTCTTTGTACGCTTCCACTGACTTTACTCCACTTGAATTTTTCATCGTGTCGTTCAAGTCCTCTATTGATTGTTGCAAGCTCTCGTTTCTGTCTGATAGTTTATTAATTGCTTTCTCAACTTTCTCGGCATTTGAATTTGTAAACCATGAGGATATGCCCTTTGAAGAAAGTGCACCAAAGGAAAGAATAGATCCGAGTCTACCGGTAATAGTGTCAAGAATACCACCTATTCCGTTTACAAGTGAACCTCCAATCTGTTTAAGGAAGTCTCCGCTCAAGATATTGTCAAGCAAACCATTTACAGCACTTAGCACTGAGTCAATTAATCCTCCAACTATTCCGCCTATTCCTTGTTCTGCAATTACATCTAACAAATTTAAAACCGCTCCGATAATCTGGGACACCAAGTCCGTTTTACCTTCAAATGCTTTGCCGAGCAGTTTTCCTATAGTGTCCGTAACTGCCTGTGTCGCCTTACCACCATTAACCTTTTTGTCAAAATCCACAAATGAGTCCCAAACACTCGAAATTGAGCCGCTTTTCATATTCTGAAGAAGTGCATCAAGTGAGGTCAAAGTACTGCTAAGTTTCTGTGCTGAGTCGGTAACGTTGCTTTGTGCTCCGACGAGGTCGGCATCAGCATTTGCTAATGCTTGCCTGTTGCTGTCGTTCTTTTTCTGTGCAATATCGAGATTTCCAGTTGCATCAAGTATTTGTATTTCATTGCCGCTCTTCATTGCCTTTTCATAGGCTTCTTGTGCTTCTGCTAACTTCTTACTTGACTCATTGAGTTTTTCTTCTGCTTTATTTCTTTTCTCCAATTTCTGATTGTAGTCATCAATCAGTTTGCCAAGTTGTGAGAAATTAATATCTTCCCATTTGCTTGTGCCGTACTGATTGGACAACTCATTCATACGGGAAAGAAAGTCCTTTTGCTCTGTGAGTGGCTTTGCTTTGAAGGTATCGGTTTTTGAAAAATCCTTCATTGTTTTCAAAATGTCGGTCATTTGGTCTTCGAGTATTACGCCAAATTCGCCGAATACCTTTGCATAGTCAATTTTGCTTTCTATCTCGTTAGCTTTAACAGTTCCGACTTGCTTCGCTTTTTCCGCCTGCAAGGTCTTTACCTTGTAGGTGTCACCCTGTGCTTCTGCCTCCCTTATCTTTTCATCATATTCTTTAGCGATTGCAAGCTGTTGCTCCTTGAAGGTGCCGTATTCCTTCAAGTAGTCATAAAGGCTTTGTGTCTTCTTCTTTAATTGTGCCAAATCGTAAGCGTTCTCCTGTGCTTCCAAAGCTTCGTATTTTGCGTTAATAAGTGCCTTCTGGTCGCTTGTGAGTGTTACCTTTTTGTCCAATCCACTGGCATAGAAACCCTCACTATTCTTGTTTTTGGGGTTTTTGTTATATGCTTGCTCAGCAGCTGCAATATTCGCTTTTAAAAGGCTCTTTTGCTCTTCCTCTATTGCGTGTTTCTGTTTCTCGTAATCGAGTTTGTGTTGAGCCACTTCTTTCTCACTTGCGCTTTCAAGTCGCGAAATGCCCGCTTCTTTTTCGGCCACATACAAGTCCCATTTTGTTTTTTCGCTTGCAGCAAGGTCCTTTGCTTCTCGTTTAGCCTCTTCTTCACGGAATTTGCGTTGCTGTTCTTGCAATTGCTTTAGCTTGTTTTGTCCGTTCTTGTCCTTAATAGCATTTTGCTCACCTATCGCAAGCCCTTGGTCCGTTGGCTTTGAATTGGCGAGCGTTCTTGTGTCTGACATTAACGACTGCAAGTATTTTTTATCCTCTTTCGATATCAAGCCGTTGTTGGCGATTCTCTTTGCCGCCTTTAAGTAAGCTTTGCCAGGCGATTGCTCGCCCGCTTTTTTTAATTCTTCATTATATATTTGCTTTAGATGTTCTTGCCGTGATTTTCGTTTTTTATCATTCATCATGTTTTCTGTAGTCATCGCCATCAAAGGGCTTGCGATATAACTTATACCCTTCAAACCTTTTCCTAACAATGCAGAAAACCGACTATTTCCTAATTTTTTGTCCAGTGAGGCTATACTACTTGCAATATAATCTACAACAGGTTTTATACCCTTTTTTATAGCATTCGTAACCTGTCCTATTGTTTTCGCAAAGTATGTACAGTATTCAACAAACGAGGCATATGCTGGGGTTAAGTTCGCATTTACCTCATGTGCCAGTGCTTTTTTGGCATTTTGCAATCGTTTTTCCACGTTTACCATCTTGCCTTCTGCCGCTGCCACGGTTGCCGCTGCACTCGCCTCATTGTCTAAACCGTCTCTCATTTTTGTTATAGCGGCGGCGTTTTGCACAAATACTTTAGCGAGTGATGCTTGCCTTTTTCCTAATAGGGATGTTAACGTGTCATTGAGTTCTTGCGATTTTGCCAAATTAGAAAGTGCCTTTGTTGCACCTACGACCGCTGGATTATATTCATTCTTTGATTGCGCAGAAAGTCGTGTCATCATCATAACATAAGAGGATGCCGCTTCACTTGCACTTCCAAATGTTCTTTTACCATAAGCCGCCGCAGCAGCAAGCTCTTTCAATGAAATGCCAGCGTTTTGTGCTCTATTAGCTGTTGACGCAAGTGTTTGAGCCATTTCTTCATACGTTGCCGTTGATTGTTTAGACGCATTTATTATTATTGCGTTGTTGTGTGTTGCTTCAAGTGCCGACTGATGATATGCTCCAGCGATTTTCAGTTGATATTCGGCTGCTTTATCGGAAGTAGTGCCGAGTACGGTTGCTAAATCGTTTGAATTTTTGGTAACCTCAGAGATTGCATGTGCATTGTCTCGCAAGCCTTCAAAGTATTTCACCCAACGTGTTCCAGCAGCTGCCATTTCTTCTGCACTGTGACTACTTGAGTATTCAATTTCGACAAACTGACGGCGTAGTTCCTCCAGTGTGCCTTCATCCAGATACGTCTTCAATGGCGCCATGGCAACACGCAAAGATTCTGCTTGTTGCGATAGCCATTGCACAGATTTGCCAATAGCGACAGCGACTGCACCATATATGCCAGCCTTGCCGACCATACCTAAAAGACCTGAAAAATTACCATTACTCAGATTGGAAAATACGCCTTGTGCCTTGCCAAATAACCCAGTTATATCCTTTCCTGACTTTTGGGCATTTTCACCAATTTTTTTTGTGTTTTCAGCAGTCTTCTTTGCCGTTTTGGCTACATCTTCATAGGACGTACCCATTTCGCGCAATTTATCCTTGCCTTGTATTATTTCTCGTGTTATTTCCTCTTGCTTTCGCTTGTTTTCTTCCGCTTTGTCACTGTTCTTGCCATAAGTCTGCACAATTTCGGAATACTCGCTTTTAAGTATTTTCAGTTGGTTTATGTCTTCCTGTATGATTGTGTGAATGTCTTCTTTTGACATTCCACTCCATATGTCAGCTGTGGATGTTTTTACTTCCTCAGACGCTGTGCGTAATTTTCCCAACTCTGCCGTAACTTCGGCAATTTGCTGTTGCTTCTCCTTGATTGCGTCACTCTCTGCGAAATACTCTTTAATGGTTGCAAATGGATTTTCGCCCTTACGCATTGATGTAATAAAATCGCCTCCCCAACCGTTAGCATGGTGTGCCTCCATTTGCTCCAACTGCTCGTTGAGTTTCTTTAGCTCGTCTTCTTTGGCTCGTATCGCATCAAGCGTTTTGTTTGTGCTTTCAGTTTCTCGCTTTTGTTCAGCTTCTGCTTTTTGCGCTGTAGAAGTGTACGCCTCTGAAAGTCGCTGCAAGCTGCTTGCAATTTCATTCGCTTCGTTTTTCAGCTTGTTAGCACGTTCTAAAAGTGCATCCGCTGCCTGTGCGTTAAGAGCGTTGTTGCTATCGACAATATTGCCGTCAACGACCTTAAAAGTAGATGCCTCTTCTCTTGCTTTTTTCTCCTTTTCAAGCAAATTCGTCTGCTCGTCCATTAACTGACGATAACGTTCTTCGGCGCTCTCCTTTGCTTTTATATATTCGTTTTCGCTAATTTTGCCTTGCAAGACACGCTCCGTCAGCTTGTCAAGTGCCGCTGCCTCGGCGTTTGCTGTTTCGGCTCGCTGTTGGCTTGCTTCGGCTGCTTTTTGATACGCTTGCGTGCTGTCTTTTACAGCCTGTGTTTCTTCTCCTATCTTTTCTGCATTTGCACCGTGTGCCACGCTTTCAGTACCTACGGCTGCTGCCGCTCCAGCGTGAACAGTCGCATTTGCGCCAGTTGCTGCCGTTGATATAGACCGACCGGCATTCAGGGCATCAATAGCAGCATTGAGAGTACCAACATACTGCTGAGTACTGCCGAATGTACCCAACATTGATAAATATTCGTCGTTAAGTTTCTCTACTAAGCTCTGCTGAGATTTTAACTGCTCATTAATCTCATTCCATTTCTGAGAACCTTCGGTTGTTTCTGATAATCTTTTTTTAAGCTTATCGATGGTTGCTTCCGCAGTCTGAGCCTCCGATGCAAGTTTCTTTAATGCTTCGGGCGTGTCGGCAAGTGATTTGTTAATTTCTTCGATACCCTGCTTTAAGGTCTGCACGGATTGCTTTGTCTTATCGCTATCAGAAGCCGAACTTTGAGCAATTTCATTCAATGCCTTAGTCATCTTAGAGCTAACTTCATCCGTCTTTACTCCAAGTAAATTCAGGTCATTTATCAACTTATCAAAAGACTGCTGAATGTCAGTAATATCCAACTGTCCACTTATGCCAAGTATTTCGTCTGCTGCCATATTGTATATAAATTATCCCATCATATCCATAAAAAAGTCTGAGGCGTGTACTGACTTGTTAATTGATTGACGGTTAGTTGTGTTGACTGTGTTAGTGTTAACACTATTGCTGCCTTTGTCGTTATCCCATGTGGGAATAGAACGATTAAGAAGCATAATGTTTAAGTATGAGCGATTAAATACGACCTCCTCGTAACTCATACGGAAATATTTCATCACTGTTCCGACTGCTGCCCAGGGGGAATCGTTTGTGGCTCCGTCATCACTATTGCTTGGGTGAGGAAAGTTATAGAGGTTAAGAAAAAATTTGCGTTAAAAGACAGGCCAATAAATTTCACAAGTTCATTAAATGCATAGATGTCAAGATGCTTACGTATATAACGTCCAAACAGGTGTCGTTTCCAAGCCTTGCGAAAAGCACACACAATAAAAACCTCGCACATAAGACGTGCATCGTTGCCATGTGCAATAATTTCACCAATGATATTTACCTTGTCGTTATCTTTCCACGAGGGCTTCTTTATATCGTTAGCAAAAACCGACATTTCATATATCTGCATAAGTGTAAGAGGCTTTATTTTAAAACTAAGCCAACCAACTTTTATTTTTACAGGCTTTTCCTTTAAGGTTTCTGCCGTACGTTTTTTGTCTGCTGTTTTCATAGCTATAAAAATTAAAGCGGTGCGGCTTGGGTTATGCCCTTACCTCACCGCTTGTATTAAATAAAGAAATCCGTATCATTAAACGTCACCGGTTTCTTTGTCTATTTCGGTTTTAACGTCTTCGAGCATTGCCCAACGATGTCCACTAACCTTGTTGCCTTCTGCGTCAAACACAGCCATCTGACGGAACTCAATATTAAGGTTGGGCAATCCTGTCTTGCCGATAGAACCTGAGCGAGTGACGGTAAGCTTCATCTTTGACCACTGAAACACCTTTGCCGGAATATCGTCGAGCACCTTGGTTTTGATTTGTACAGCTTTGTAACATTCTGTCTCAGTTGGTTGCTCGTTATTCCATTTATTGTCGGTGGAAGTATAGCCAAGAATCGCTTTGAATACCTCAGGTGACAAGTCGTAAGTCTGTGCAGTAAAGCCTTTTGTTGCCGCTGACGAAGGAAGCACTGCATATGGGTCTTCCGAATCCTCAACCTCCACGTCATTGGTGGATGGTGCGCTGTCATTAAACGTCAACGAACCGGAAACGATAGCTTTGAACTTAAACGGGAAACTGGTAGGATAAGCACCATTTGCCGCAGGATCGGCAATGGCAAATTCGTCTATGCCATACACACCGTTTTTTCCATTTTTTGCCATATCTTAGTCTTTTAAATTGTTATACGTTACGTTGAATTTTAAATTAATGTAATAAGTGTTATCGTTATCGGGTGTAGGTCGCGAATCAGAATAAAATTCAAAATACGCGCCATCAAGATATGTGTTATCTTTAAAAAATACGAGGATGTTCTTTGCTATGGTCTTTAATCTTCGTGTGTTTGGTTCGTCACTGGCTGTTCTCTTAACGTGTATATTTACATTTACAACGCCTTCGTTTATTGTATCTTGCTGAACAAAAGGCAGATGGTTAATAACGACATATTCGTTTAAGCTTGATTTTTTGGGAATTTCGTATTTAAAAATCCCAAGCTCATTTATGCCGATATTTTTGCTCTCCTTCCTTAAAAGCCTGTACATCGCACTTACAGCGTCATCCCCTAACATCATACGTTTTGCATATAAGTTTTACAACCATAATTTAAGATAGCGACGTTTGAATGTCACAAATCCTTTTACTTCCAATTCTTTGTTGATAGTACCGTCTTTCTTGGTTATGAATACCTTATCGCCTTCGCGAGGCAGCATCTTGTATTTTGCCTTTGACAGAGGAGTTATCACCTCATACGAATAAGCATATTGCGAACCATCTGCCAATGTTATCAACCTTGCGCTTGTGTTTGGGAGTATAATACACTTGCCAAAATCATAAAAACGCGTTGCAGCTGCCTCAATAGGATTTCCATCCTCGTCATAGCCGCTGCCAGCATTCTCGTTGAGCATGTCAAAATTTGGATTACCATTATCGTCCACATCGTAGAATTGTTCACCTATTTGTACATACCCAACATTATAGATTTTAAGCTGAATTTGCATCTTGTCCTCAAAATTCATGCTTTCCCCTCCTTACCACACTTTTGGACTTCTCAACCAATAATCATCCGAATCGCTATTAAGCACAAGGTCAGCATCCAATCCGGCATCCTTGGCGATAGACTTAATCATATCGTCAATCAAGCTATTCTTAGCTTTGTAGCCTTGTGATATGCCACCCACATTCTCACTTGAAAGCACACGCATCTTGTAAAGTATACGCATTGCAGCATAGGCTACGGGCTTTTTTACAGACACAGAATATGCATCATCAACACTTGCTGTGATGGTGTATTTATCAACTGCGTCGATAAACATCTTCTCTATTGCTTCATCAGAAGTAGAGAAGGGCTGAATTTCGCTTGCGATAGCTTCTGAGATTGTCATGCTGTCCTTGTCTTAATGTTACAACTTACTACATTTAGAGCTTCCCAAGACCACCTTTACTTGGTAGTCTTGAGAATATAGAGGTCATTCAAACCGTTGAATACAGGCTGTGCCCACATATCATAGTTGACATGATAGCCAGTCTTGTCACGCCAATAGCCCACAAGATTATCGTCATGCAAAGAATAAGAAACCTGCGGAATAGGATCTGCCAACTCCAATGGGTCTGAAATCTTCATCACGGCAACATTGTCAGCGCACTGTGCGATTACTCGGTCATCAACGATAAGGTTGACGGTAGATCCGTCGGCGAGGGTTACAAACTGGTCTTCATCAATCTGTATTGCAGGCAGCAGAACGGAACGCAGATAAGTGTTTATCTGGTCTACCGTAAGCATCGGCACAGCAGGATTTAACTGTACAGTACCGAGGTTAAGCTTGAACGTGTCCTTGATTTCCTTTGCCTTGCACATTTTAAAGAATGTGTTTTCGGACATACGGAGCTTCTGAATCTTGCGACCCTTCTTCTTCGCCTCGTCCTTGAGCATCTTGATGTCAGCAATTGGAGTTGCATTTTCGTCTCCCCAATTCGTAGAAACGGTTAGCTGCTTAATGCCGAGGTCAAAGGTGTAAGACACATTCGCTTTTGCGTTGTTAGCGCGAGAGACTGTCTGCTTGCCCGTGTAAAGTCCCTCATAATAAAGCATGTCAAGACGCTTGTGTGGTGCAATGACGGCACGTTCGTACGGACGGAAAGAATATTTGATAAGCTTATCGTACTGAGCATTGAGCTGTGCCTGTGTGTAGTTACGTCCAGTCATATCACGGTAACGACCTTCGAGCTGTTGCATCTGGTCGAGATATTCGTTGTCAAGCTCCCACTCGTCACCATAGCGACCGACAGAACCTGTCAACTGACCGAAGTCTGGCATGTGGTGTACCGGTTTCGCAGCATTTTTGGCGATAACAGAACCGACCATAGCAGCAGTGTACTCCGCAAGATTAGCCTGATAAACCTTAGCTGCGCAATAGTCCACCTGCTTAATCTCGTTTTTCCACAAAGCCTTGTATGTCGAGGTCTTCATGTTCTCGTCAATATAGGTCTGAAAAGACTTCGGGTCTAATAGCTGTTTGAGAATACTATTCATACCTTTTCTATATTTTTTGTTATTGTTATCCTATTAATAATACCTGCTTGTTACTGAATCTTAAACAATGCGATACCATTGGCGTTCAAACCAGCCTTGATGTCTGCGTTGACAGGATAGGGTAGTGATGCTTCCTCGACCTCCATAACTCGGAGTGTAGGCTCAACCTGTTGCGAAGCGTCCTTGTCAAGCTCCTTTGTTGCGTAGGTAAAGCCAAGGAGCACGTCCGAATCCTTGTTGTAGTCAGTAACAATATCGTTTGCATTGATTGCAGCTTCGAGTCCTGCTGAAAGCGTTACAGTGTCGAGTGTCGTGCTTCTTGTGATAGAAGAGATTTTCTTACCGCCAATGGTGTCACCCTCTTTAAAGAGAGAACCAGGTGCGAGTTTTACTGTCTTGGCAGCAGCATCCGCTTTTTCCGTAACCTTTGCCGTCTTTACAGCAACAGCCTTACCACCCGTGCCGAGCTTGACAACAGTGCCCTTGGGTAGCCATTTGAGTTCGGCTGGAAGATTGCTTTGGTCAAGGTCATAGCCGCCCTGTCTTACGACGCACTGCTCCTCCCACCAAGAACCTTCCTTGATGTCGGTAGGCACAAGCTTTTTGAGGTACATTCCTTTATAAGCCATACTTTACTAATTTTAAAATTTACTTTGATTTACTTTGCAGCACCATCGGGCTTAGGAGCATTGCGCTCGGCAAAACCCTCCATGCGCTTGATAAAATCCTGCTGCTCGGTCTGAGGTGTGCTTGTTGTCGGAGCTGTAACGAATGTGCCGCTTGCAACCAAAGACTGCTTCAGTGCGGTGTAATCGTTTATAATCTGCTCAACGACATTGTCAAGGTTTTCCTCTTTGTCGAGCGTGTAACGTGAGCGGAATACTTCTGGAACATCCTTTAGCTTTTCGTTGCCTTGCAGCAAGGTTGACAATCTTGTCTTTTCCTCTCGTTCTTTGTAAGGTGCGAGAGCGGCAGCAACGGCTTCTGAAATAGCTTTCTGCTGCTCTTCTTTTGACGCGGCAATCATTTTCGCCACAGCATCCATTGTAAGCGGTGTGTCCGTTGGAGAAGTCGGAGGTGTCGGAGGCGTGGGTGGTACTGGAGGGTCTGTCGGTTTTACCCATCCTTTGTACTTCGCTTCTATCTCACTGACTGCTCGGTTAAATGACGATTGCATCATGCCGACATAAGGTTCGACTGCCGTAATAGCTTTGGTAACGTCCTCGTCTGTTGACTCATCTGTTAGGCCACGACCTGCGATAATCTGGTCTACCAGCTTTGAAAGTTCATCCTTCTTCAAACCGTACTTCGCGAATGACGTTTTGCAAGAAGCAAGCACTTTTTCTTTTATTGCCATAGTGTAATTCTGTTTAAACGTTAATGGATATTTTTATCTGACAACAAAATTACATTATAAACAAATGCGCGTAAAGAAAATTAAAAAGGCTGTGTAAACAATTTTGATTTAGCGTGTTTTTCTTTGGCCTGCTTGGCGTTTTCACATGCTGATATATAAGTTTATATCGGCGTAAAGATATTGCAACATATGCAAAATAAAACGGGGTACAGCGCATTTGTAAGCGTTGTACCCCCGTAATAATTTATTATTTACAAGCTTCTACAAGCCTGTTTATATCGTAGCGTTATCCAAGTTTTCAATGTTTTGCTCTATGTTGACAGCTATAGCGTCACGGAGCGCACGAACAGTCGCAATTGTTGCATTAATCACGTTTTCTCCTTCTTCTTTGTCTTCAAACAGGCTTATGGCCCGCTCTTGCAATTTCATGCAATCCCGGAGAAGACAAAGCATGTCCGAGGTTGTGTTGCTCACTGTGAATACTACCTCGCTGTTATTTGTTGATTTATTGTCGTTCATGATTTACTCTGATTTAAATGGTTCGTGTTACTTGTTTTTGTTGTCTCCTGCTAATTCGGCAATAGCTCGCTTTACTTTAAAGTCATTGTTGTAAAGCGCAATGATAAATCGCTTGCCACGCTGATTCCATACAAGGGTCGTACTTGTTAATGTCTCACCATTGCTTGACTGATAGTTGTAGGTGCGTGTACCTGCCAAGTTCCAACCTTTATAAGGCATCTTTAAGTGCCATTGTCCTGATTGTGAGTAAATTATGCCTAAATCCTTTAGTTTTGCGTTGAGTGTGCGTGCCGTAATGTGCAAGTCGTCGGCTACTTGCGTTGTTGTCATGCAACTTGTAGACGCAAGTGTTTTGTCGTAGTATTCAGCTTTAGGTGCTGCTACGGTCAATTCTTTCTTTTGCAAGTTGATTGTTTCTGCTTGCTGTTCGGTTTGTGTTTCAAGCTGTTTGATGCGTTCCTCACGCCGTGCAAGAGTTCTCTGAGCGATAACGTAAGCGCGAGCCATAATATCCTCGTCGCTATCGTTTTCGTTTGTTGCGATGTAACCTCCTTTGATGCGGATTTCATGGAGGATTTTCTTTACGCCTTTTCTGAATTGTTTGGCGATGGGCTTGCGAGAACACATAAGAACTTCGTATAATCCATCCTCGGTTAAAAACCATGTTTCGCCACTGCGACTGCTTAGGTTTAACTTAAGCACTTCGTCTTGGTCAACTCTACCGATAAGAGAGGTAACATTTTTAATGTCAAGCCACGACATTAAGTCGTTTGCCCGGAATAATGGGTGTTCAACAGAACCCCAAACGTCAATCTCCTTGTCAAGCAATGTTGACTTGTTGATAATTTTAATTTCGTTCATTTCACTGATTTTTTTTGAACGTAAAACTTAGCAGACACATAAAGGGCGTACTGCTACCCTTTGTTCAATGCCAAATCAGTGGTAAAGGCACGCACACACCATTATAATGTATGCAAGGGGCAATACGCCTATGTCGTATTTCCAAGAAAGTCGAGCATAAAAAATGCCCTCCCAATGTGGAAGAGCCTCTGAACTCAACCACTGATTTATATTTTGAACGCCACAAAATTATAAATTCTTCTGTAATGTACAAAATTTTTCTTGAGATATTTCTTATAATTTATTTTTCTATTATTTTTAACGTTGCAAAATTAATAAAAATAGACGTAAAAACCAAGAAAACTAATAAAAATATTAATATTTAGTATATATTTTATATTGATATAAATTTGTATAAAAATCATTTTAATAATTTACTATTAAACAAAATTTACTACATTTGCAGCATAAAATTATTGCTTATGGAATTTTTTAAAATACTTGAATGTCTTTTGAAACGACGCAGTGTCATTAAAACAGAAAATGCATCGTCAGTGTTTAATTCATGTACAGAAGAAAAGCCTGTTGTCGAATCTTCCGTGCCTACTTCGTGTGTGATAGGAAATATGGTTTTAAATAAAGAATACGATAACGCTATTTTAACAGGAGAAAGGATATTATCAGAATGTCCAGATGATTATTTTGCGCATTGTAATTTAATGGTGGCTCTATACAAAGTAGGAGACATAGAAAAATGCAATAAAGAAGCAAAGCTCGCTATCATTAAAGGGCATCATACAGGATTTTGTGAAAATAGACTTTCTATAAATCTATACAAACAAAAAAAATATCATCAAGTTATACAGTTGGCAAATATTTTAGAAAATCCAAGGGTAGGATTGCTTTTTGATGATGTTCATAAAAGAAAACTTAGAGCATTAAAACATATAAAAGAAGCTCTCGACACAGAACATGATATTCTTTTTACAGAAAAAGAAATAGAAGAACTTTATGAAAATGTGGAAAAACTAAAAAAACTACGCACGTGGTACTTAAATACAAAAAAGAGACTACATGAAATGTGTTATAACAAAGAAAATTATAAACGCTTGTTTGATGGTGATGAAGAAACGAAAAAACAAATGGATAAATGTCAATCTTTAATGGCAGAATTAAACAGAAAATATGGCTATTTGCAATAATTGAAAATGTTCGAGATGTTGTGTATTAATACATCTCGAACAGTCTATTATATAGATATATATTCAATACCTTTCTTGGGATTCTTTTTAGCTCTGTCAAGACTAGTCTTGCCATGCAAGTTCCCCAGTGATTGAGTACATGATGCATTGAAAAAGTTTCCACAAAAAGAAACACCACTCTCAATTTGCGAACCTCGCAGTTTTTGCGGCACGGCTTTGTAATAAAAACAAGTAAAATCAATAACAGGATTCACACCTGCAAGCCGCCCTTGTACGGCTTATTTATATTATATGTATTATTTTACGGCAGAGGTGTTTTTGAATTTGTTGATAAAATAGCACTGTCCCTTGCCAGTCACCTTTGTTGTGATTGTTGTATGCATAACGCCATCATTTCCGCTACGCACACCCTTCTTTATCTCGAAAAGTCCTTGCTCGACATATTGTTGGTTGGGGATATTGTACCGTTCGCCTTTCTTGCCAAGATAGCCATTGTTCCGCAACCATTCAAACAACTTGTTCTGACCTATTGTAATGCCATTCTGTGTAAGAACTTTTGCAAGTTCCCCAACAAGACAGCTTGCCTTGCTTCCAACAATAGCATCGGCAAATGTGACCTTAGGCTGCATTTGCATGACCGCGCCACTTAAAACAACGATTTCATGCGCTGATTCTTGCAATGCCTTTTGCTGTCGCTCAATTTTTTCTTGTTGTTCAGCCGCGAGGCGCAGAGCTTCGGCAAATGTCTGTGGCAGTCCATACTTTCCTGTTTTGCGGATTGAGGGAAGAACTTCTGATGTTACCCATTTACGGAAAGGTTTGACTTTATCACTTTTACTATAAAGTACAACATCATAAAATCCGCCTTCAGTAACAAAGGTTGCCGTTGTATTGCCTGACGTTATACCCTCTCCAATATTTAGGGCGTGTAAATCAATGAGTTGCACGTCTGCTGTGTCAAGTCGTGATTTTACAGTAGACGGATTTGTTAGACCTAATACTCGGCAAATGTCTGCCAAGCAAAACAATGGCTCTTCACTCGTCCCTGCTGTTCTAATCTTTCCGAACGCAGGATTTTCAAATATTTTTATCTCGTTCATGTTTGTCGCTTTTTATTTCGTTCCAGTAGAATTAAATCCGTGTTCGCCTCGTTCGGTGTCTTTGTCTATTGTACCTATTTCTAACGTCACGCTGGGAACTTGAACAATGCGCATTTGAGCTATTTTCGTGCCAGCAGGAATAAAAAAGCCATGATTACCTCTACTACACAGCTCAGGCGTTGAACCGCAACCGACACGTAAAAGAGCGCACACTTCACCGGTATAACCACAGTCAACAAGACCGACAAGCACGTCTGCATCTATTCGAGCATCAATGCTTCCATTTTCTGTTCTCACCTTGCAAGCCATGCCTTTCAACGACATTCCACTTCGTGGTTGTATCACAGCAGCGAGGTGTGGCGGTAGCTGTATTTTAAAGCCGAGAGGTATTGCCGTTCGCAAATAAGGGACAAGTTCTACATCTTCTCTTGTAAAAACGTCAAAAGCTGCATCTGTTGCGTGTGCTTTTTCAGGCATCTTGCCACCGCACAATTCAATTTTAATTTGTTCCATTTAGTATACTTCTATTTTAATTTTGAATCCATCTTTGTTTTTTAGATTATACGCTTGTGGATCCAAGAGCATTTCACGCACAATAACCATAATTTTAGACAATGCTCTGTCAACGTAAGCACGAGCGTCTTCATTTCTTTTTTGTTCGGTAACGTCCAACGATGTATCGTCGCCTCGCACTACCACTCCATTGTCAGCCAACTCAATAGTGTATTTTAATCTTTCCATAATAGTTTATTTCAAATGTCCACAATGCCACTTTGAACAGATAGGACAAAGGTATATTTTATAACCTAATGCTTTCAGCTTAGGATTCTGCTCAAGAAAATCTGCCGCCGTTTCTTCGCTTTCGTAGGCTACTTTTGCTTTCCACGAATTGCTGTGCTGTTTCCGTGTCCAATGACGAGGATCTGGACGCAATGACCTTACGTTGTCTTTGTTTCTTATCTTCCTATTTTTCATTGAGTTTGTTTTTTATGAGTTCAATTTTCGCCTTTACTTTGTTTATGTTGCGAGCATCGTGGTTGCTTAGTCTTACAACGTGATATCCCATGCGCCAAATACCTGACGAGCGGTTGCTGTCTTTTCTTTTTTGAGAATTTGCATAATGATAACCACCATCTACCTCGATAATCAGCTTCAATGACGGAATGTAAATATCTGCGAAGTATAGCTTGCGCCCTGTCGTCACAGGCTGCTGCCTTACGACTTTGTACCCAAGTAGCTCACAGTTGCGTATCGCAGCTTTTTCTGCGTCGCTTGTCTTTGACATAAGGTCTTGACGCAGCCTATTAATCAATGCTTTGCTTGGCTTCATTGTTGTTTATTTAAGATTACGGATAATGCGCATAGCGTTGTCAATAGCCCATCCAAACAATGTTGGTGGTGGCATTGTGATATTAGCACCTCGTCTCCATTTTTGGCAATAATGTAACAAACGAAGCGTTTCTTTTCTGGACATGATATACGTAAAATATCGACACAAATCACTACAATGTCCTTCTCTCTTGCCTATATTACAATGACCATATCCGTCTATATCCTCGTTTTTAAAAAATGGACATTCACCGCAATAAACTTCTTTACTTATTTCTTTTTTCATTTTTCAAAACCTCCTTTCTTCTTTGCTGCTTTAAATAATAGTCTTGCTGTTTAATCATAGCGTCGCGTATGGTGTTTGCGACCTTTTCAATAACGAATTTTGGCGTGTCCGCTTTGCGTATAAACACAGGATGATAGCCACGCTTGTGACGGCGATAAAAAATATCATCATCTGCACCCTCGATTTTAATGGAGACCTTCGTGTCAATGACGAAACAGTCGCTATGTCCATTACGATGACGACGACGAGCTTTCCATTTGATGCCGTTTTCATCAAGCCATTTCTTAACTTTTTCGAGCTTTGTTGAATTTTTCATATAGTCTACACTTTTTATAATCTAATATAACCATGCATTATGCGCCCCGTGTGAAGCACGAGGAGTCATTAAAGAGAATATATTACTTGTAATGGAGTATGTATTAGCTGCAACGTTATAAGCATAGTTACGAGTAGTGAATCTGAAACCAGGAACAGGATATCTGTTCACTCCATGCATAAAAGTAGAAAAAAAGTGGTTCTGTAAAGCAACAAAGCCTTTTTCTACCGCATATTTTACATATTCAAATGCTGTTTTTAACGAAACTCCATATTTTCGCGCAATTCTTTTGTACGATAACCCCTTCTCGCAATAGGTCTCCCCATAGCCATACCTCCTTTTAATGGTGCGAGCCTTTTTGACAACATCAGCGCGTCTTGATTCGCGAGCCTGTAGAATGGTACGTCTACAAAAGTTCTTGCGGGATTGAATTATGCACAAAAGAATGGCGTATAATGATTTTTCTACATCTTTAAGTGTGTCATAACAAATATCTGTGATATTAATGTTTCGTTCGATGTGCTTTGAAACGACTGAACGAAAAACAAGCGACGATCCTTCGAAATCAACATATCCGAGCCTATGTAATGTCGCAATGCGTTTCTTTATTGTGTACGCATGTATGCCCGTTATATTTGACAATTTGTTATATGTCCATTTTTTCAGGACGTTTTGACTGTATTTATGATAAAAGAAAAGTACAAACGCAATAGCTTTCAGAGATTGCTTGTCTCTGAAAAGGCTGTTTGCGATGCTGTATCTTAACTTTTTTACCATACGTTAAAAAAATAGCCTCTCGTTGCACTAAGTTGACAATGTGTGCAATGAGAGGCATATGTTATATTTAACCCTGCTCCTTTTGGATTGGGAAATCCATTCTTTTTTATTGTCAACCTTTTTTGATGCCACAAAATTAATATAAATATTAGTATAGAGGCTGTTTTTAATATTAAAATTTATTAAAACAGAGAAATAAACTAAGAAACATTTTGCTATATGAAGATAAAATATTAATTTTGCGACGTGAAAACTAATAAATAATTTAAAAGGAGATACAGTTATGATTTATTGCATTTACAACAAGCAGACTGACGAAGCTCGTCACACAACAAACAAAGGGTTTGCAATGAAGCTCTTTAATCGAATTTCTTCCGGATACCTTTCTGAGGTAACGGACAACGGCGAGACAATCATCTGTGAGAAATAACACAGCGAGGTACAATGTCTCGCTACAAAACAAACGAATATGACAGATTACATGGACCCCCACAATTGGGATGAAGAACAAGTAAAAGAAGCCAAGATTACTATAGTGTGTTCTTGCGCAATCATAGCGGTTATGTACGTGGCTATGTGGGTATTTTATTAACAAAAACAAAAGATACAACAATGGAGATTACAACAACAATGGTGCGTTTTCGTTGCCCGAAGGCAATGATGGATATCAAAACACCAAAAGCGCAAATGTTCTCTTTTGGAGAGGGACAAAATCAGAAAGTTTGGGTTCCGGAAAACAAAATCATCGTGAAGCCAAGCAACGTGTCGGAAGATTTAAATGAGTGTGTCATGCCAAAGTGGCTGTACGGCAAAACAATGCTTCCAATGTACACGCAAGTGGACGAGGAGTTCTTTCACACAGAAAACGTGGAAACACTTTAATCATAAACAAGTTTAACGTAACAACAAATTAAAATGGAAACAACAATGTATTCAACAATGAATGTAGCTACATCTAACAACTTGGTCGCTGATTCTACAACAGAGATTGGAGTAGCAGGTGGTAACGACCGTCAGTTCCTTGACTTCGACATAAGCAAGGTTCAGACGCTGACGCTTGAACAGCTCGCACGCACGGAGAAAGAAAACGACTACAACGGAAATCCGTTGCTGGGCATTTATCATTTTCAGCTCATACAGCAGATACAGGAGATGTGCGCCGAACGTGGCTATCGTGCCGAGATATGGGATTTGTTCGCTGCCAACAACAAAGACCGAAGAGCGCCTGGTGTGAGTCGTCTTCCACAGAAGGAAGAAAAGTTTGGAGAACGTGCCATAGAAGCACATATCTTACGACGCGTGTATTGCAATATTCGCTTATACGACCTTGATAAAGGTGAGGGTGATGATGCCATAACAACAAATCTTGCTATCTCGTATCATCAGAAAGGTTTGCAAGTTGGTATCGGACGCAATGTGGTGATATGTCATAATCAGACAATGCTCAACCGTGAGCAATATGCTGCTACGTATAAAGATGGTAAGACTCCCGGCATTTCCATTAGCGAAATGCTTGATAAGGTGGCGAGTTGGCTCGATAATCTGCGAGGTATCGCAGAAAGCGACGATGAACGAATTGAGAAAATGAAACGTCGCGAGATTAGCGCACAAGAAATGTTCACAATCATAGGTATGCTTACATCATTACGCGTAGCTTCGGAGACAAAGCACAAATGCATACGCAACAACAACACTATACCGCTCAACCAAGCACAAATAGGGCGCATAACAGAAAAGATGATGCTTGCATATAATAGCAAAGGCAAGGTGACAGCGTGGGATTTCTACAATGCCGCTACGGACATGTACAAGTCGGCAACGCTCGACCAGCCAATGATTCTTTCACAGAATTTGGCTATGGTGGATTTTTTAGACAATCATATATTGTAAAACAATTTGTTTTTTCTGTCACGTCGTGAGACGTTCTTCTATAATTGGTATAAAATAAAGTTTTTAGTTCGTAAGCCCTACGGCGGTAGGGCATTTTATAACTCGGAATAATTCATCCGTCACGGGACGGTAGGTTGCAAAGTTTTCCGTTGTAGGATTGACAGCCATAAATGTTAAAATGTTAGAATAGTTAATCGTGTGAGCAGCCTGTAAATGCACGGTGTGAATATAGGTTCGAATCCTTATTCCGAGACTAATTTAAAATTAAATGGAAATATGGAAACAATAAAGATTTGGCATACAGCCACGGAAATTCCTAACGGAAAAGATAGCTATATCTTTAAATGGAAAGACCATAATTCTTATAAGTTGGTTCGAGATAAAAGTTGGGTAGAAAGCCGTTTACAATCCCCAACATATTTTGATAAACACATAGAACGGTGGGCTTATATAAAAGACCTTGATTCTATTTGTGAGCAACTTCAACATGATTCGATTGATTGGGAGCAACGCGAATACGACCTTGCTAAGGATATGTTTTCAAAAATGATGGTCGCTTATAATACAGATATAGATAATGTCAGATGTTTCCGTGGCACAGTACAAAATATCGCCTTACTCAAAGGCAAGACAGAAGCAGAGTATCTTGCTGATGTCGCAAAAGGCGCAGCCAGTGTATTTATAGAAAGGTACAAAAAATATTAAGCAATGTAAAATGGAAATGAAAACGTGTGAGATATGCGGACGAACTTTGTCACTGTCCGCTTTCTCAAAGTCCTACAAAGGACGTTGCAAGGAATGTGTGGCAAAACTAACAAGAGATAAGCGTAACTGTACGGCAGTCACCACTCATAAGCCGATAGATTGGGAGCAGCGTAGATATGAGATTGCTAAGGATATGCTTTGCGCTATCTATATGGACGAAGGGAACGAAAGGCGCAGCACAGACCCAGGCATTGAGTTTGAGTACCAAAGTTTGGAGGGTAATGCGAGGGAAGCTGTTAGATACGCTAACGTACTCATTGAAGAACTTAAAAAACAAGATAATGAATAACAAGACTTTTTTTCGCAAGGTAAGCCAAATGCAAGCCGCACAGCGAGAATACTTCAAGACGCGGAATAGTGCTGCACTCGTCACAAGCAAATTGTTAGAGAAAGGCATCGACGAAGAAATAAAGAGGGTTAAGGCGGTGATGGCTGACAATGCCAAATTGCATTACGAACTCGTAGATACCGGTTATCTAAAAGATAAGGAATGGATAAACTGCCATGTTATTGAGAGCTTGGATTATTTTTTCTGCGATACACAGAATTTAAAGCCTGAAAATTTCGATGCACACATTGAAGAAAAAGGATTTGCTCGTATGTACGATTTTCCTACTCTTGTTATTAATGATGTGGGTGATTTATCAGATGATGATATGTTGGAGTTTAAATTTCAATTGATTAATGGTAAATGTCATGTGTCATTCTTGGATAGATTAAAAGGTTAACAAATAAAAAATTGAAATGGAAAAAGAAAACTATGGAATCAAACTGAATGCTCTAAAATACCAGAATGCTGGTGTTATGAGCATTAAAGGACGCACGGGAACAAAACGTTGTCTTGTTGTACCTATTGAAGAGAATCATCTTTTTGTTAGCGCAAATGCTGATGGCACTCCTAAGGCTGTCTATTTGGATTTGAATGCTTTTGCCTTGCGTGAATCCAAATATGACCAAACGCACCTTGTAAAGCAGTCTTTACCGAAAGAAGTACGTGAAAGCATGACAAAGGATCAATTGGACGCAATGCCAATCCTCGGAGGCATGAAACCATTTGACAACACTCCAGTTAATGCGGCTGCAACTTGTGATGCTCCATTTGCACAGCCCGTGGATGATAGTGATTTACCTTTTTAAAAAATAAAATATGGGAAGATACAAAAAAACAGAAAAACCTACAGAAAACGACGCACCTCAGTTTGTTCCGCCAATGGAAACATTAGAGGACGAGGTACAGGATGCACAAAGTGAAGACAACAAGGAATCAAAGTCTCAAGAAGAGAAAGAGGCGAATAAACCACGTATAATACCTCTTATAGCAAGTGAGGATGTTCCTTTGCATAAAGGTGGCGTTATTGTGCCGACTGTTATTAACATAGCAGGTTTTGGAGACGCAATCATTACATCTACACAAGACAATGCCATGAATGGTTTGCTTGTAGAGGAAAACAAACGCCTTACATCTTCTTTTGTTGTGCCAATGTCAATAATTACTGGTAGCAGCAAAGTAAACGTTGTTGTCAATGTATGCGAAGAGGTAAACATACTACGACAAACTCAGTTTGGCACTCGTATGGACAATCTCATTATTCCTGCCGGAACACATGTCGCAGACCTTGTGCTGTTGTAAAGTTAACGAAGCATGTGCTGTGCAATATGAAATGTCAGCACATGCATAAACTAAAAGTAATGGAAAAGATAGAACATATAAAAGAATTGAATGCTCAATACCGCAAGCTACGCAAGGAAGAGCTTGTGTACTGTGTGGAGTTAAAAGCCACAGATGGTATTCATGGCATAAGCAATAGAGAAGTAATTGTTAAAATTATAGATTTGTTGATACGTGAGTCACAAAAACAAATAGAAAGCGAGGTGAAGTAGAAATGAAAGACAGAAGAAAGCAGAGAAAAAGGGTGCTTGTATTGCAACTTAAAGGTTCAAGGATAGAAAGAGCATATACATCTTCCTTTCAGCTTGTCGCTGAAAACGGGAAAAACGTGTTAGGGGTTGGACGTGGCGCAATAATGAATGCCATATCAAGGAATAATGGTTTTTTTGAAAACGACAAGTGTAAGATTTATTATCGTCCAATTGAACAAAAACGTTGGACAAAATGGATGTAGAAAATGGAAGATATTATAATAAAAAAAGATGGTGATTACGGTTTCGATGTTTGGCAGGGTGATAAACATAGCGACCATTTAAGCTTTGACGAAATGCTTGGTCTTATATCAGCTTTGACAATGCCTGAAAATAGACCATGTCTTCAATGGATGCGCACAGAAGAAGAATGGAGACGATGGTATTCTGACGTGCATAATGCAACTAACAAAAATGACGCAGAATTTGAGTAAATGGCAGCTTCTCCTATTGAAGCACAATCAGCGTTCCAAACCTCAGCATGTCGAATCTGGCATTCAACAAGCTGTCGTACAATGGTTTCGCTTGCAATATCCACGGTATATAATAGCTGCCGTTCCTAATGGTGGCTTTCGTAATGCGAAAGAAGCTGCGATAATGAAGCGTGAGGGGATTCTTGCCGGATTCTCCGACCTTATCATAATAGCCGAGCATAATGTGTTGTTCCTCGAAGTAAAAACGCCCGATGGCAGACTGTCTGAGAAACAAAAAGAATTTCAGAGAAAGGTCTGCGCTCTTGGTTTTGAATATATGGTTTGTCGCTCGTTTGATGAATCTGCACTTGCAATCGAGCGATGGCTAAAAGTAATATCAATGAAGTAAATGTAAATAAATAAAAGAGATACACAATGTCGCAAAAAGAATATTTTATAAAATCAAATAATAAAGATGCATACGCTGTCAAGACGGCGGGAGGCTATGAATTGTGGTCTAATGACCGCAGGCTTCACATTATTATTGAGAAAACAACGGCTTTTAATCCATTCAACAACTCACAGCAAGAGGTGTATGTTACGAAGTGTTGGATGTTCTATGTCAGTAGCTGGGAGCGTGGTGACAATAGCACAACCGTTACATCAATCGACGAATATATAAAAGAACTTGCATTTTCGCCTTACTTTACAAATGCTGTTAATGAGTACCGGCAACAAAACAATATATCAGAATAAAATATGCAAAATCCAATAAAATGCTATAATGTAGAGTCTTTTGGCAGCATTCATAGAGTGTATGCCGACCAGTCTGTTGATACTGAATATATACAAGAAACGCTCAACATTGGCAAAGTGTCGGTGTTTCAGTTCTCATACACGGAGTATTTGATAACGGACAACTGGCTTATCTATATGGAGGACTATTTACGCAAGAAAGGTTTATTTAAGTTTAAGACAAAGAAGCTTTTTCGTGATGCACAGCGTTCTCTACGCAGCATAATAAAGACAGTAGAACAAAGTTCTGAACCTGATTATTGCAACGAATATGCCAACCAGCTATACGATATGACAACACCTATATTGAAAAGGCTACATGAGCAAATATCCAAAAAGTTGGCAAACCTTGGTGTGGGCAGACCTGGTCTCTGTGCTTTGATGATAGTAGTCCAAAACCTTATATGTATGTCAAGTGACACTTTTGAGCATATATTCAAGCGAATACAGGAGTTAAAGCATATTGATGTCCGTAGTTGCTTTGCACCGATGTTCCCTGTACGGGCGTTAAAGTCTATTGAAATGATGCTTGAAAACATTATGGGCGAAGACCGTAATACGTATCGGGACAACATCGTAAAGAACAAGGCTATAAAGGCAACTTTTGATGCGTTCTTTAAAACGCTATACAGTCAAGATAATATAAAGAAGGCAAGCCGTGCTGCATACGATGCAATGTCTGCTGAGCAGCGTGAACGATATACTTTGCTTGAAGATGGTGCTTGTGTACTTAAAGAATACGTAAATGCCAAGAAAAAAGAAAACAACAACAGTGCATGTTGACACACTTTCACGGAAGGATTGTGTTGATAAGGGATGCGCATGGGCGCAAGGCTATCCGCTTAATCTTTTCAGTGGTGATGTGGACGAGTGCAAGTTTACTCGCGATGATTTGCGCTCGTCCTTTATTGCCGGTATTAAACAGTACTTACAAACTATATGGCATGATGCCAACACCGAGTTGCCCAACGACGGCGAGTGGTGTTTGCTTCGCACAACAAGCGGTTTCCGACTCGCTACACGTCGAGCGATGCAATCGGGTGTATACAAGTGGTGGTTCATGGACTACTCTATGTATGATGGCAAAGGGCTGGAGCAATGGGCGTATGTCAGCGACCTTGTGTTGTACAAATAGCAGTTAATAGGGATTCTAATCAATAGTGTATGGCAAAAGCAGAAATACAAATAAAAGGTATAGAAGCCTTAAAACAAAGGCTTATGGAGAAGAAACAAGCCGTGGAGAACGTTTTGGATCTGTTACTCGCACAGCTTGGCGAAGAAGCTGTGACTTTTTCAAAAGACAATAAAGGTTACCAAGACCAAACGGCAAATCTTAAAAACTCCATATCATTTGCTGTGTTCAAAGACGGTAAGCTACTCAACTCTTTTATAGGTAATATTCCCGAGCCTGACAAAGTAAAAGGCGGTCAGGCGCAAGTACAAAAAGCATTGGAGGAATATGCGTCAAAACCCGGTGTCGTAGCTCCGCAGGGTTACACCGTTATTGTTGTTGCTGGTATGGTATATGGCAAGTATGTCGAGGACAAAGGGTATAACGTGCTGTATCTTACAAAGCATTTTTTGCACAATGGTATAAAAGATGCACTTAAAGAAGCTCTGGAGGCGCTGGAATAAAAAACAAGAGTGAGGTTGTAATGCCCCACTCTTTATCTTTCCAATTATTGTAATAAATCTCTCTTACGTAGATAAAGAGATAATTAATCCTCATTTGTGATAATAGTTAATTTATCTTTATCACAAGAAAACATAGCTTGACAAACATTGTATCCACCAAAGCCATTTTTAGCTCTGTATTTAACAATGAATAATTTTTCATTCTCTTTAGATGATTGTACTTCATTCATGTCTACAAATTCATAGCTGTCAGGGTCTCTTAATCTCTTTTTAATCAAGTCTTCCGCTAAACTTTCTACATACTCCGTATTTTCATACAAGGGCTTATCGGTTATTTCTTCATCGTTTGATTTCTGTCCAATTGCGGACATTATCATAAAAATAATAAAAGTTACACCTATGGCTGTTAACCGGTCAGAACTACCTTTTTTCATAGTTTTAATTTTATAATACGTAAATTTTGTTATATCTTTTAATTATTGCTTTTGAAACACTTTCTTTGGCCTGCTGCGCATACATCATTTTTAATATTAAATACTCGCGCTGTTGCAATTTACCGAGCCACAACAGCCGTTCATAGCATTGTATAGCTCGACTTATAACTCCATGTTCAATGTATTGTTTTACAAGCTCACGGATTTCTTCTGCTGACATGTCGTATACCTGCGTCATAAGCTTTAGATTTGTTTACAAAGGTAGGTATTTTTGTTGATATTAGTACTATTATATTTTATATTTATTTCTACTAATAGGTAATCTCTAAATTATTCTTAATACAGAGAAATAAACTAAGAATTACTTGGTTGTTCGAAGATAAAATATTAACTTTGCGGTGTAAAAATTAACAAACAACTAATATAGGAGATACAACAATGACAAAACAAGAAGAAATTAAAGTATTACAATCACTTAAAGGTGATACATACTTTGCACAGAAGTTTGGAGCAGACATCGACCAGATGTGCGAGAATATAAAGAATGATTTTGCTATTGAGTGCGGTTGCACTTTTAACAAAGAAACTGAGGTTTTGCGCAAAGAAGTAGAAAACGTTAAAACAGCAGCAAAAGATATGATTACAATTTTCGCGCATAACATAATTGCTGCTCTCGATAAAGGCAACGACACGGACGCTATGGCCTATCAAGCTGTGGAAGAAGTTATAGGAATCAAGGAGATAATCAAATTCAAACATTCTCAAAACATCGAATTGTCGGACAGCGAAATCAAGTATCTGGTAGAAAATTTGGACAAATAAGCACAAACGATTATGAAAAAGAAAAATTATACAGTCTACACTTACTACAGTCATAAGCATGGAAAGTTTGGATATGTAAAAACTCACAGTGTTGAAGAAGCTATTGAAATAGCACGAAAAGATGGTGATAATATCAAACCAACAGATTTACAGGTGCGTTTATAAACATACCATTATCCGCTAATGTTAACTTAAAAACATACAATCATGATAACAGAAGGTACTTTATGTCTAACTTATGACATATGTGTTGAAAAGATAATACTAAAAAGCACAACTCTTGGAGGAATGTTTTTGGAAGCAAAAGACATAGTGAAAAAGAAAAAATATGATAAAAGCTTATTAGAAGCAAGGTTCGTGTATGCTACATTTTTAGCACCTGTACCCCAATATGCAAAAAATTATTCATCTATGGATTTTGTTTTGTATGACTGTACAAAAGAGAGAAGATAACTGGAAGACAAGATACAGCCGCGACCGATTGAAAGGCAAGCGGAGCGAGACCGCACACGGCGCAATACTACGTAGAATACGGTACAGATTTTCGTTAGAAGTTCCTTTGAGCCATCCGTCTAAAAATGACTGAAAGAGAAATCGGAAGGAGAATACCTAAACTCAGTCGCAAGAACTCGAACTTGTCGTTTGGCCTGTGAACGTATAAGCAGACAGCACGGAAAGGGGTGCTCATTATCCCACCGTCAAACCTTAGTGAAGACGAAAAATCATAAGGCGTGAGATAACACGGCAAACATGTGTGGCATACAGTATTATGGCACGTTAAGAAGAAAACGTTAAACGCAAGATGACAACTTAGATAGTCGGTTTTCGTGTAAAGATAGGCTTTCCATTGTGGTTCGATTCCACACACGGAACTAATAAATAATAATTTAAAACATACGATTATGAAAACTATTTTTTTTGAAGATTCATACATTGCTGGCTTTGAGGTTACAACGGCTAACGATGTTATCAAAGCTCAAGAGCTCGGATTGCACATCTGTGATAAAAATCAGAATTATTTTGATGATATTGTCGTTGAAATAGACGAAGATGGTATAGAGACAGAGCGAGTGGCAACCAAAGAAGAGTGCATGGAAAGAATGTTCAAAGCACTCAAGGAACAAAATCAACTCTATGCTACTTTTAATTATGAAGACAGCGGTATGAAAGCAGTGAAGGACTCCGCTACAATTCTCGCAAGTGACTTCCGTATTGGACAAACTGTCTATACGATGCTAAACAACAAAATAGTAAGTGGAACTATCCTGTATATGTCAATGTCTATAGGCGAACAAAAAGACAAATTCTATTTGGATTATCGTTCACAGTATCTTATCGAAAATGTCTACTCCTTCTGCGCAGAAAGAGCTGGTATCTCTAAAGACGTGTTATCGCTGCCTTCGCAAGAGTTTAACCACATTCTTACTTTGGTACACAAATCCATACACGGCAATTCCGTAGTTATCAGTATTGACAAACGTAAGGAAAATAGATATATGAACGAGATATTCGCAACCAAAGAAGAACTTATAAACAGTCTTTTAAACATATAAATTCATGTTTATAAAAGGTTTTGTGCATTGTTAAATCTAAAATACAATCAATAATATGATAGAAATTCCAAAGTCAAATGCAAGAGAAGAGCAAGAGAATGAGCTTGCACAATGGGTTCTTGACAATTTAAAAGAAAGAAAAGAAGTACAGATTCTTCAGCGAACCGAAGGTTGCTGTGCTGGTAACTGGACAGGATCTATGCCGAACGAAAACAAATGGCATGCATCTTCGTTCGAAGCGGTTGATAACGTTGTGCGAGCATTCCGCCGACAAGGATATGTTGTTACAGAACATTGCTCGATGCGTTATCCAAGTGCATATATAAACTTTAGAAAATAACGATATGGCTACAATTAGAAAACCACAAGAAGCGTCCACACTGTCACCTGTTTCCATGCAAGAAGTTCCTACGTCATCTTACGTCTACGTCGTAGAAGTTGAGTCGAAACAGCAAGACAAAGACAATAGTAATGATGTCTGCGATATACATTCAGGAGTCCTTCGTGTCTTTGCAAATAAAGAGGATGCATTGGCTTACGTTCGTCAATACTACGATGAATGTGAATTGGTCAAAAAGAGTATTGAAACTTTTGAAAATGGTAATGGATATTTCTATGTTAAAGTAAGAACATATAGTGAAAACATTCCGGATTCTGTGTCTTTAAGTGGCGATAAGTTAGAAAATAGAATATGCATAACAAAAGTTAGTTGTTATGCACATGAAATATCGACTGACTTTGACAAAGAAAAGATTTCTTTTGATAATGACTACTACGATAAATTCATAGGATAGAATATGAACGTATACACAGAATATATGTTGGCAAAGCTGTTTAATGTTACGACAACTTCGCCATATGAATGTGATTTAAAGAACACGGCGCCTGTTAAAGGCAGAAAATCATATCGCAATGCAATGGCAGTATCAATACGTGTAGTTGAAAATAAAGCAATTGGACCTGCGGTGTCGCTTATGCTTCTCGTTGATGGGCATTATCGCAAGATACAATGGAATATGCTATCTGATAGTGAAAAAATATGTATTCAAAAAGCCTTAGGTGTATAAACGCAAAAGCCCACTGCCAACGGAGATACATTTGGCAGTGGGCAAGGAGTTTAACGTAATATCTCGTTAGAGATACAACAATGTGGTGCAAAGGTAGCTCAAATATTTGTGCGTGCAAAATATTTGGCGTACATTTGCATATTATTAACTAAAAAGAATATCAACATGACAGCAGAAGATATTTTAAAATATTGCCATTTCTATAAGGGCGAGGCGATAATGCCAGAATCCTTCGAAGGTACAAATGAAGGTCAGCTGTGGATAGCCGAAAAAGCTGCATGTGAGAATTTTGCAAGCAACATTCGTGCTAATGCGGCGCAAAAAGACATCGCTTCTTATGTCGCTTCCTATGTTGGCAAATGGAATCCTTATGAGTTAGCAGATGTTATGAACACTTACCTTATAAAGGTTCCAAATGTTGAAGCCTTTATAAGGGAAGTGTATTTATAATTTATACAAGGCGTTTCCTTTTATATAATAGATGGATGCGCCTTTCTTTTTAAATTCCTTGGCAACCTTTAAAAAATTATCGTGAGAGCCATCTAAAATATCGTATGGATAGGTTATGGATTCTATGCAATCAACAGTAAGCTGTCCGTGATATTGTAGCTCGAGATATGTTGATATGTGCTTCTTTTTAAATTCTACAAGGTTTGCTGTTTGTATGTTACTTGACGTAGGTGTATTATAAAAATCGTCATAAGAACACGCTTTTGGGTCGCTAACCAAAGACGGTTGATATCTAACACCTAAAGAATCTCCTGCTGTCCACGTTGCTACAACCTTGTCTTTTTTAAAACGAACTTCGACATTACCGTAGCTTCTTGCTGTGTTATTCTGCATTGAGCGCAGTATGTTATGGTCGAGCAAGTTTCCGTATTTTTCATATTCGGTTCTCGCTAATTGTTGTGTTAAAAGGTCTCGTTGTGGAAGACCGAACAGTTTGTGAGCAGCCTCTAAACGTGAATGTGTAGGGCTGATTTTGCCTGTTGTAGACGTAGAACCTAAGTAACCTCCAGATGAACCAGTTTCAAAGGTGTTCATGAATTTTGAGTTTAAGACCTTTTCGAGTATAGAATCTTTTATGTTCATTCCCAAATCGTGTTCATTAAACACCTGCTGCATTAATATCTCTATCTCATTTTTATGAGTTTTTGCCGCAGCGCCATAAAAACGGCTGTTTTTTTCGTATTCACTTATTGCATCTTCAAGATGTTCAAGAGTTTTTGGGAATTTTGTACCCAGGCGCTTCTTTAAATCTTTTATTGTTTCGTGATTAACTGCCGTTTCCTTCAAAACCTTAGGTGATTTTGTCTTGTTTTTTAGGAGCTGCTGATATTTTCTATTAATCTCCTGTGCTTTGCTTCTTGCTAAAGCTAAGTCGACATTTTTTTGAGTCAATATGCGATTCATCTCGGATGCTAACTCTTTTATCTTTCTGCTTTTTGATAAAGAAGCGTATGCGAGTGCGCTACTAACACTGTCGGCAACATCTTTAATTTCAATCTTTTTCTCTACAATGCGCAGTTCTTTCTTATACGCATCTTGGGCAACTTTCCACGTGTTGTATTTTTTATGTTCTTCGACCCATCTAATCTCGGATTCGAGAAATCGTTTTCTTGGAAGCAACTCGGCACTCTCTCTTGCCAATCTTGCTTCGACAGCACTATTGACGGCAATAGCTTCTGACATTGAGTAGTTGCGTGCAACAAGAATAGGGTTGTCGAGCCGCGACAGAGACAAAATCTTTTTGCCCTGCTCCTTAAGTGCTTCCGCTTCTTTGTAAATATTTGCATAATCTTTTGCGTCAAGAGCTACTTTTAATGCCGATGTATCTACATCTTTTATGCCGTCCATATAGCGCATGATGCTCTTGCCATAATGTGTATAAGCTCTTTCTGTTGCAAGTCGTTTGTGTCGCTGCTCTACCTTTCTTTTAATAGCTTCCACATCTCGCTTCGCGTGCCTTGCTTTTGCAATCTCTTGTATTGCTTCACGACGAGACATTGCCTTTACGCCCATTTCCTTGCGTTGTGTTGCGTCCAAATACTTCACCCAATAACTTTTATTATCAGCTAAATGCCATGCAAGCTTACCGCGTTTAAATGCGTCCACGATTTTGTCACCGTTGGCTTCAATATACCGTTTGTATTGGTCGGGCACGTCCTTTACACGGTTCGGAGATATGTAGTTTGTCATATCTTCTCCTTTTGCCAGTCGCTTATAGAACTGCTTGCGTTCTTCACCGCTAATCATAACGGGGTCACTGGTACACATGCATTGAGCATGCCAACTGTCCCAGTCAAAATCTTTTGGGTAATAGCCTTCAAGTTCGTCGCAGATATCTGCGTCTTCCTCTGGATCGTGCTGTGGAGAGATATGTATATGCTGACCAATGACGAAAGGCTCATTTTTCCAACGTTCGTTTCGCGCCTTGTGATAAGCTGCATTTATCTCCGTGCGAGCAACACGCAGAGCATTCTTTCTTGCGGAGCGATATACGCCTTGCCCTACACGTTCGAGCGGCTCTTCTACAAAACGTACACGTCCATCGATAATACGCTTCCTGCGCCAAGTGACAACATCCTTCTTCTGTCCGTTTTTCAGCACTTTTACGGTGTGATAACGGCGGTACATCATGTCAGGATTATTCAGATACTGCCGTAATCTTCTTCCTACTTCTTCTGCCGACGTGCCCTTCTCCAATCCGTCGGCTATTACATTTGACATCGCCATTTCAAACTCCGCTTTCGTCTGCTGGCAGTAGTTCCAAACAGACTGTGCAAGGTTTAAGCCGTTTTTAGCATTGAGTCTATTGGCGATAAACGTCGCTGCTGCCGTTTTTCTTGCGGTCTGCAAGGCTTTGTCTGATAGTACGGAGAATTGCCCCAAAGCGTCGCCATCATGCGTGTACGCCAAAGAAACGCCGTCTGTTATGCCGCTTTTGTAGCATAATATACTGTTTTGGAAATAGTCGTTAAATATGTCTTCAAGTCGAGCTTTAAGCAAAGGGAAATTGTCAAAATTGAAAAGAGCGTCACTTTCGAGCACATCTTCGTTATAGCCAAGAGAGAGCAGCTTCTTGACATAACCACTATACAACATGCCAAGTCGGCGGTTGTACGCTGCGAATAGTTGGTTTAACTGCTCTTTCTTTTGTTTTGATGTTAGCTTTTTTGCCATCACTTACTTAATCTGTATCGTTGCTCAATATCCATAAAAGCATTATGTTCTTTTGTGGGTTTATTGTTGTGTCTGTCAATTAATTCTTCCATTTTCTTATCCCATTTACCAAAATTTTGTTTGTCTTGGATATATTTGTATTGCTCCCTCATATTGTTGAGAGTTGCAGTTTCCCATTTATACCCTTGATAGGTGACATGGAATTTGTTGTCTCTTGTATCATATCGAATTTGCCCAAATTCTCTCAGCATACCGGCTATCTTTTTTCCGTTGAGACCTATATCTACATGCAAATAGCCTTGTTCGTCAACACTTAAATGTGTTACAGTAATGAAAGGTTGGTCTGGATATAATTTCTTTAATTCCTCACGACCTTTATATATAGCTTTTGCCTTGTCTGAATCTGAATAAGCTCCATTGTCATTAATTGTGTACATATAGTCACTGACAGCAGTAATCTTTTCAGTAGGAAGAGTTTCTTTTGGGCGACTCTTCCTTGTTCCTCCACTATTTTTTGACATAATTATTCCTCCTCGTTATTTTCTACTGACTGTGCTGCTGATGCGGAACTGCCCATACCAAGCATTGCCGCCTGTTGCATTAATTCGCTCTGTTGCTCTTCTTTCATTTCTTTTTCTACACTATCTGCATCATCGTTGAGTGGATTAAGCTCAATGGAGCGACGCTGCGAGGTCGACGGTTTGCCTCCGTTGCTCTGAGTGATAAGTTGCATTAGCTCAACATTATTCTTTGGTATGTACGGCTCAAACACTGGTTCAAAGTCAATATTCTCAGCCACACTCATGTCTATGCCTTTTACGTAAATGCCGGCGTTGCAAATACCATTGGCTACGATGTTACTTCTGCGTGTGAACATTTCTCCATACATTTCCGTTTTGTTGCCAACCTTTATAAAAGGATCTGTAAACATCAAACGTATAGCGACACCGCTTGTATTGTTGCCCAGCGTTTTCATGTTCTCGAACGATATGTCGGGAGTCTGCGTAAAAGAGAAAATAATGTTGAATAGGTATGCGATTTCGCCTTTGACCGACTCGGGCGAATGATCCCAAGATAAAACGTTCATTTTTGTGTCTTTCCCTCCTTGGAATACTGCACCCTGTTCGCCTTTCTCAGCAAAGCCTTCAAGCCTGCCTTGTATAAAATACTTGGGTGTACCAAAATAGTCATTTGTATCACCCCAGTTGGATATACATTCCTCCACACGGTCTGCTGCCCATTGAACGTCCGCCCATTCGGATTTGTACTGACGATAGTATACGACAGGTATTTTGGTAAAGCCGTGTGCTTTTACGTCTATGCACGTCCAGCCAAAGCCATTATTGATATACTTGTACACATGAAGGTCTGTGTATACATCGAAATGCTGTTCAGACGTTCCAAGCTCGTCAAATGTGTAGTATTCACGTCCGAAGCCGTCCATACGATGCCAATCATTGAAATGTGGATAGAGCTTATCGCCATTGGCAGGAGATAAAAGCTGTACACGTATCTCACCACCGAGTCGTCCGTTTTCGTCGGTTGTCATATACCACAACTCTGCCGCTTCACATTGTGATGATACTGTACGCACAAGTCGTTTGTCAAAGTACTTCATTTTGTTGTCATGGTAGCAGTGCAACAATGCATCAAAAAGCTGCTGCTGCTTGCTGTTAAGCGACTTTAACAGCACGCCATGCGAGTTCGCTTTGTACGTTACGGCATTTGTAAGTAAGAATCCGACAAGTCGCTCCACAATAATATTTTGCGTAGGCAGAGCAATGCGCACTCGGTCAACAAGTTCGGTTTTGTATATAACCTGTCCTGTAATCGGGTCTTTTTGGTCGGTTGGTACTTTTATCTTCTTATTCTTGCGTTTGTTTTTGTCGAAGACATCATGTTTGTAAGGATCCCACTGTTTCATAAGTGTTTCAAAATTCTCATGCTGTGGTAATTTTCGTGCCGTCAGTAACATATGTACTGTGTTGCCATCATTGGCGAGTATTTCTGTTATCTTTCTCATATTTTGCTAACTTTGTTAGCAAAGTTACAAAACGCATATAGCTGGCGATTACAAAACCAATATGCTGTGTAAACAATTTGCAAAGTCTTAAAAAATCTAATAAAAGAAAAATTTATAGCAGATAATTTTGTTATATACTAATAATATATTAATTTGCGTTGTAGAAATTAATATATAACTAATAAAAAAGGAGATACAACAATGAAAATTAAAGTTACACGCAAAGATGGTTTACCTATCATTGGCAGAAAGAAAAGCTTAACATTTACAATCTCAAGAGACCTCGAACAGCTAAGCAAAGCAAGTGAAAAAACGTTTTGCATTAACGATATAAATAGTGACGAATGGTCTGTTTCGTACATTAATGACGAAATGGAGAAGAATAACGAAATAATAGAGTTTGTGTTTTCTATTGAAGATTACAACAAAACTTTAGAGGAGGTTAAGGTTATCTATTGGAAAAATGACATAATAGAAGACGAATTTGAATTTATCGCCGCAACCGATTAAGAGACAATAAAAGAATAGATGACGATAACTACTATTCACTATCAATGGATATAGATAGACTTTTGATTTTTGCACTTAAAGAATTGAAGAATGAGTAATACTGTATATATTCCAAAAAACAAGAATATAGATAGAAGAACAAAAAATATTGTTCACCTATCTGATGGTTCTATAAAATATGATTTTAATAAGTATAATAGCTATATTGAAGCTATTTATGCTGATTATATAGATAACCGAACGGACGAACAATTAAAAGAGTCTATTTCTCTTTGTTTTGCCGATAGCCTTGACCAAAAGGTTATGTTCAAGAAATTAAAATTACAATTTTTATCAGCCCTCGCCAACACGGATAAGGCATCAGACATGAAACCAGTATTTCTTACAAATATGTTAGCTTTTATTGCTTGCGATGAAGATGAATGCTTACATCTATTCACATCTCCACCTGTTAGAGGATTCTTTAATTGGGAAAGCAATGGTGTCGGTCATTGTTTTGACATTGACGAAAGTTATTGTGAAGACTTAGGAATAGATGTTCCTACTTGGGATGATGAACCTACAGAAGTAGAAATCGACATTCATATTAGCAAGCACGAAGAATAACAATACATTCAGCCCTCGCTATCACGGTCAAAGCATAAAATGAGAAAGAAAGGAAGCGGAGGCGCAAGGATAGGCGCAGGGCGTAAAAAACTCAATAAAACAATGCTTCATACGTCTATTGATAAAGACTATCTTTTCTTATTGAAACATAAAGCAGAAGCCGAGCATCTTACCATCGGTGATTGGTCAGTAAAGAATGTAAAACTATCATAGGAATTGGGCAGGGAAGAGGATTTCTTCTCTTCCTTATTTTGTTTTACCCCTCCCAATGTGCCAATGATTGCACTCACTACAAAGATATGCGGAGTAACCAAGCAGCTGCTTTTTCTTTATGTACCTTGCGGTTGCCTTCTCATTATCAAAGGAAAATTTAGCTACCCCTCTGCTATTATAATGGGAGCGTTTGCGATGATGCTCCCTTGGTTGTTTATCGTATATTCGTTTCATAAGCATTTCGATTTTAACCCATCAGACCGAGAATGTCGGCGGCTTGCATTCCGCTGCCGTATGCACCAAGAACCTTGTCAAGAACAACATATCGAATACCGTCTAATCCGTGATTCCACATGTCAATTGGTACATTGAGCCACTTTCCTTCTTTGTCCTGTTGCCAAGTGTAGTTGTTAAACTCCTTGCGAATATTTATAGAACGGCTCGTAACGTGTATCTTGAATTGTTGCATCTTCATAATGCCAGCGTTTACAGAACCATTGAACTTTGTAACAGGTTTGATATTCAGACCAGCATTGTATATCTCATCAACAAGACGTGGGTCTGCGCTCTCTGATATTATTTCTAAGTCACCTTTTATATTTTTTAGTTCTCTAATTATATCGTCAGTCATCATTTTCGTTTGATAGCAACGCTCGTCTACATATAGGTCGTTACCACATAGATAGACTTCTACAATAGCTGTAGGGTCGTTGGTATAGCCAAAGTCCATGCCAATCCAATGATGTCTATGTGCTTCTACCGGTATATAATCGTCAACGACAACATTCTCAAACACAAGGCCCTCAACAATAGCTCGCTGTCCGAGTCCATAGATTCGCCACAGGCTCGGGTTTTTCCACTTAAGACTTTCTATTTCGTCAATTACCTTCTGCTCAAGAAATGGGTTGTCCTTGTACGTTGAGATAAACCAATAAGTGTTTTTTTCCTCGTTTACTTGATTTATCCAGTGTTCTTCTGAGAAAGATGGATTGTAGTCGAGTATGGAGAACTCTGTAGTACGCATCTGAAGCTGCTGCCACTCAAGAAAAGAAAGCTCGTTAGCCTCGTTTACGAACAAAATCTTACGCTTTGAACCGCGCACCTTCTGCTCGTTGTCAGTAGAGAAAAACTCTATCCAAGAACCATTAGGAAAAGTGTAGACATACTCCGACTTGTTCATTGACTTGTCATTCCACCAACCAAAGGACAGCATCACATTCTTAAAGTCACGGTATACAGTACGCTTAATAGAAGGCATACCGGCACGTATAATGGAAACGGTTGTGCCAGCGTTATTAAAGCAATAGACACAAAGGAACTGCACAATCGACCATGTTTTGGCTGAGCGCGAGCTTCCTTGCAACGACACGGTTGTGAACCCTGCTTTCTTGGCAGCGTCCACTTTCATGTAGTTCTTTGCTAAAAATACGTGTGGCATTTGTGTATATTCTATTCTTTATCCGGTTGTGCTTCTTTACGTTCTTTCTCCTTTTGTATCTCCGCAAGAACCTTGTTGTATTCTTCTGTGTTAGTAACGACATGCACTTGCAAAGGATCCTGCTTAATTTGCTCGCCTTTACTTGTGAGGTCTATATGTTGTATCTTGCCATAGGCTCTATCTACGACACGTTCGAGTATATCCATACCTTTTTTGTTAAGTATGCCTTTGGCAACGATACGCTGCATCATAGGACGTGTCTTGTCGGCAAGAACGGCTTTAAGCTCGTCCTCGGGCAGGGTGGCAATATACAGAAACGACTCGGCTATGGTCTGCGATGTTGGCACTTCATAGCCTTTTTCCTTCATTTCAGCGATAAACGCCGTCATCGTCTTAGGCTTAGGCGGTCGCCCTTTAGGATTGGTAATCTCGCCCTTTTTAAACTTGCCTTTCTCCAAATTTGCAAGTTGCTTTTTGCGTTTATTTTCATTTCTTGACAGTGGCATATTCTTCTCCTTATTCCTTTTATTTTCCTTTCACTATGCGTTTATCGTACATTTAAACACGTTTATAGCACTTTCAAACGCATTTATCGTTGTTTAAAGCCATTTTACGGCACATTTCGAGAATCTGCATATACTCCATCAATTCACCACGACGGAGTATGTTGGCGCACAAGCTAACAAAAGCAGTTGCTTTGTCGCTTTCATTTATGCGCCTTATATCATTTGCGCTTAACGTTAGCAAACATTCCATCACCGCCACCTTGTCCTTTGCAGGCAGCGATGATGAAATATTTATGTTGAGCGCACGCTCAATGGTTGTTCTGATGGGCAGTGGTTTACTCATAATAGTTTCTTTATTTTTTCACCATAAAATATTTGTGACATCACTTTTTGCTCATTATTTTTTGTCGTTGTCTAAATTATTATTATATTTGCACATCAACTTTTGTTGTGGGAGGGTTAGTAGCCAGTTGGAGTATATGAACCATCGGGACAAAAATAAACCCTACGGCGGCATCCTATATACAGGCGATACCGCCTTTTTTTATTTTATATTCCGATAGTATATTTCCCTGTGACCCTCGTCAACATGCAAGTATATCAATGGTTTTGCTTCTGTTTGACCATCTTTTACCTGTCTCTTGTATTCTTTCACGCCTGCGTCAATGTCCTCCCTATGGTATTTTGTGCCTTTGGGTGTAAACGTGATAGCAATGTCTGCTTGTATCCTTTGCTTTTTATCCTGCTTCCACACTTTAAAGCTATGCTTAATACCCTCAGCGACTTTGTCGGCACTTGGCTTGCCTTGAAGAGCCATAATTTCGTGAGTAAACGAATTGTCGGCCACCCCGTCAAGCGACGGCATTTCCAAAGACCTGCCATCTCTTAGTCGTATTTTTACGCCGCCGTCTTTTTCGAGCGTAAAACTCAGACCGTTTTCGGCAAAGATTTCGCCCACCGTCCTCTCCAGCTGGTTGTGCGGATTAGACCCTTTGTAGATTGCAACAAAAGCATTATTCGGATAACCCCTCCTAACCACTTCATACCCTTGCTTTTCGTAGCTCTCGGCAAGACTGGCGTTTCTAATCTTTCTTGGGTTATTGTTTCTTGTTCCTGACGAAAGTTTTACAACTTGTTTATCCATTAAGCAACTTTTTAAAACAGTCCCCACTCGGCGAACTTCTCGAAGCCACCGACCTTGTTGATGTAGTCTTTTGCTATCTCCACAATCTCGGAGTACGGCTTGCCGTCGACGGTTTCATCACCGATAGCGCAGAACAGTTCCACAGGCTTCAGCTCTTTTTGCGCCTTAAGAAAAGCATATATATTAACCGACACGTCGGCTTTAGACAGGTCTTTTCCGTGCAGTCCACCGCCTGTTACCGACTGAGCCATATCAGAACCGAGCTTGTGGTTGGTTGCTCCGCTATCGACATCGATGCCTCCAGTCCAGTCACCGAGAGGGTTGACAGTTGCAGTAGGGTAGAGTTTTTTCAGCTCTTCTGCCTTGGCATTGCTTTGGCATATTACCAGCTCATCGCCGCCCAAGATATATTTGCCGTCCGACGGGTATCGTTCGTAGATACCGCGAGCAATCTGACTTAACTCCCACTCCTCGTCAGTGAGGGGCATACCCTTGAAGATTCCGTTGTCACCGCAACGGATAATGCCATCTTGGTTCTTTGCAAGGTGCGCGTCCTGTGGCTTGACTACAAGATTCAGTCGTAAATTGTCACAGTTGGTTATGCGCTCCACGATTGTGTGTACTTCTTCTTTAGAGAAATCTACGCTGCTTTCGATAATAACGTTAGCTACGCCATGTCCGACAAGAACTTCAACGGCAATCTTTGGAATTTCCTGCTTGGTGTAAGCAAGGTCAACGATGGCTCCGGCAATGCGGTCTGCGACTTTGTCGGGATGTTGTGGATTTACTTTTTCTATCATTTCTTATTTTAAATTATGTAGTTAAACTGTGATTTTTTCAGCCTTTTTCCCTGTGTAAGTTTCCCAACGATTGATTATTACATCACAATAATGAGGGTCAAGCTCCATCGAGAAACCGTTTCTAT